CTGCCGCAACTGGTACCCTTGGTGTCACTGGTCTCGCTTCGTTTGTAAACACTGCCGCAACTGGTAACGCTACCGTAGGTGGTACCCTTGGTGTCACTGGTCTCGCTTCCTTTGTAAACGCTGCCGCAACTGGTACCCTTGGTGTCACTGGTCTCGCTTCGTTTGTAAACACTGCCGCAACTGGTAACGCTACCGTAGGTGGTACCCTTGGTGTCACTGGTGACGCTTCCTTTGTAAACGCTGCCGCAACTGGTACCCTTGGTGTCACTGGTACCTCTACTCTTGCTGATGTGTCTATGAGTGGTGAACTCAACATGAACCAGCAACACATAATAAATGTGAAGGAACCCTTACAGTCTCATCACGCAGCCACAAAAGAGTATGTAGATGCTGTTTCTGCTGGACTTCATTGGCAGGAGACATGTTCAGTTGCCACGACTGCCAATATTAGTATCGCTACTGACTTAGAGAACACAGATAGTATTGATGGTGTTACTTTGGTTACTGGTATGCGTGTTCTTGTTAAGGACCAAACTACTGCGAGCGAAAATGGTATCTATGTGGTTTCCGCAAGTGGTACCGCTTTAAGGGCGGCTGGTTTTAAACCGAGCGATGATGTTGCTGGATTTGCAGTTTTCGTCGAACAGGGTTCGAGCGCTGATCAGGCATATGTAGTTACCAACAATACCGGTTCTGCTACACCCGGTACCTCCGCGCTTGTTTTCTCGCAATTCACTGGTACTGGACAAATCACGGCGGGTGATGGTCTCGACAAGAATGGTAATACACTCTCTGTAAACAGCTCTGTGATCCGTGATACTGGAGCGCAAAGTATGGCTGGTGTTCTTAGTATTACCGATGCTACCCAGTCTGTAAGTACCGCCACTGGTGCACTTGTTATCTCTGGTGGTGTTGGTGTGGCTAAGGATGTGTTTTTGGGGGGCGCTCTGGACATTGTTGGAGCCTCCACCATGAGTAGCGCCTCCTTGAGTAGCACTCTAAGCGTTGCGGGGGACGCCAGTATTACTGCTGCCACCCCCTCGACTTCTGCAAGTTCTGGTGCACTTGTTGTCACTGGTGGTGTTGGTATTGGCGAAAAACTTTACGTCACCGGAGCCTCCACCATGAGTAGCGCCTCCTTGAGTAGCACTCTAAGCGTTGCGGGGGTCGCCAGTATTACTGCTGCCACCCCCTCGACTTCTGCAAGTTCTGGTGCACTTGTTGTCACTGGTGGTGCTGGTATTGGCGAAAAACTTTACGTCACCGATGATATCACCTGTGCCGCAGAGGTCAATGCTGTGTCATTCAACGCTACTTCCGATCAAAACTTTAAACAGGACATCGAAGACATCAACTCTTCTGACCTAGACCGCCTCCTTAATGTCCGTGCCGTTAGCTACCGTTTTAAGGGTGTAAGTGACGAAAGCAAAACCCGTTACGGAATTCTTGCTCAAGATCTTGAATACAATGGTCTTGGGCACATGGTCACTACGGATAAGAAGGGGACCAAGAAAGTGAACTACAACGATCTAGTTGGTCTTCTTATTGGTGAGGTGAAATACCTTAACAAAGAGGTAGAACTCTTGAAAAACATGGCGTAAACCGACTCGCCACCCTTTCGTTATGGCCCCCCTTCTAGTAAACTTTTTACGTAAATTATTATCTTTTATTTATATTATTAGAGTAAATAGAGAAAATGCCTGCCGGGTCTCTAAACGTGTCTTCGAATGGTTCTACAAAATGTTCAAATGCTGGTTTTTTTAAGGCTGTTGGACCATTAGTCCCAGATTACTACCAACAACAGCAACAACAGCAACAAGGTGGCCTGTCCCTTAGAAATATTGCAGATATTATTGGTGGTACATACCAAAACCCGGCGTCTAGTGGGTTAACTTTTACTGACGGTGACGCAATTGAAATGGAAACATCGGTATACCAATATCATCTTGACGGGTCAGACGACGCTCCTGTAATAGATACCACTGACACAAGCGAAGTTTCAAGCAGACTCTTTGTTGAAATGACACCCACAAGTGGTGACACATTCTTCGGATCTGTTGGAGATAAGATGCGTTTCATTATTACCAAATGGAATTTCGGGACCGGTCGTCTTCGTATCCGCTTTGCTACTGCGAGTGCGTTCTCGGCAGGATTAAAACAAAGTGACCACTCGACCAGTTACGCACTTCTTGTGTTGAACGGGCGTTCAACTAGCGGGAATGGACCAAATGGAAACATGGAATGGGCAAAGGTTAGGAACCAATCTACTAATATTTCCGCGACCATGGATACTGTGAATTTTACGACAGCCACAAGGACCGCACTGGACGCTCTAAGTCTCACCACACCAGGTGACAATGTTATTCTTGAGGTAGAGAGGGTAAGCGGGAATGAGTTGAGGGCGTCTATGCTTGATTACCAGGACAATGCTTTCACCAGCCAGGCAACAATGACAGCAAATACGCCTACTGTCATTGACACAAATACCAGCAGCAACGTTCCAGTGGATATCACCCATATACTGATCGAAGAAGTCAGTGGTTCAGAAATCGATCTTACCGTAGAGAAAGCCTAAAGAGTTTTTATTTTAAAAAATAAATTTAGAATTAAACCGCATAAAATCCAACACTTTCAGAAGATTCCGTGTCGTCTAGAATTACTACGAGGTACTCTTGTCCTACACCGGCGGTGATAGTGGCATTTCCATAGATAATCACCCCAGTCCCAGCAGCAATTGTCAAGGTCTCGCTTCCGAAATTAAAGACCATGATCCTGAAAGTATTACCGGTAACGAGTTTTGGGCCAACAAGACGGTTTACAATATTATCAGCCGAGTCGAGTGTGTCAGTTCGAATTGCCCCATTGCAATCGCGCATGATTACACCACTGAATAACTCAACCGTGTAAACCACATCACCCGCAGTGTCGATAAGTTGTGGATCTGCCTGGGTATGGTTGGATGTGTGGACCCATTTACCAATAATAGCATCATATCGGAGAATATCTCCATGTTGTGCACCAGTAACATCGACATTAACTAGCTCGCCAATGTCTGTTTTTGAATATTCTACAAGGTTTCCTCCAAATGACGTAGGCATATTTTGTTTGTTTAACTATGTACTTATATATTTATTAAAAACGTGTCTACTATCCTATGGATTTCCCACCGGTACTAAATACCCCCAGAACCCGCCTGCGAATAAACTCGTCGCGTGTTACGAGTTCCCCGTTTTTCCAATCATCCGGAAGAAAAGTTTTATTATGAACAATTCTGATATTCACTCGTAGCTTCTCTTTTTGGGCATCGTTCAGTAAACTGCGGTCCACACCCTTGAACTCCATTCCCCAGTCTATGTCCTCATCTCTGACTATCTCCTCCTCAACAACAGGCGCTGTAGACGACGATGACTTGGATGGCATGGTATTTATATTAGTCTGGCAACAAAAAAGTGATTGGTTTTATTTTCAAGATAACGAAGATAACGAAACACTCGAAAACCCCAGCCCCCGCAACTCTTTGACCCTTGGCGATTCTTCCCCAATACTATCATCATCAAAAATGGTGTTACTCCCGGTAAATTTTTCTGGGTCGTAGCCAGCTCCACCGAGTTCCCTTGGCGGCATGTTCGCCAAACGCTCCTTCTCTATTTTCATCATGGCGGCATGCTGCTTAGTCCTGACCCTGGAAAGCCAGTACAAAAGCATAGAGTTCAATATCAAGCATAGCGCCATAAGCGATATACCAGCGTTGAACATCTGCCTGTGCTCCTTCTCGTCTTCTGCCGTGTTCCTGGACAGGTACAAAACAAAACCAACCAAGAACAATAACCACGCGAGACCAAATCTCGTATAGATTGTGTTCGAGCTAGTAGCGACATTCGCAAAGGTATGGTCAATAGAATCCAAAAAAAACTCCATCTTATTCATAGTATTGAAGCAGAAAATAAGTTTTGTTTTACACGAAAACAAACCACCCCATTCTCCCCTGTGGTGACAATTTTTTGATGTGCATACATGTATGTATGCATGTACATGTGTGTATGCATTAATAGGGGAGCATCAAAATCGTATCAAAACATCAAAAAAATCGAAGAATTTTCTTTCTCGGCTCAAGGTAAAGATGGGCAAACTACGACCTTTGTTGAAACGGCGGCGCATCCCGGTCGAGACATGTCCGGATACTGGGAAGAGGTTCAAACGAAGGAAGAATGGGAATAGAACCTTCGTTTGTCCTCATGATAAGGCACCGGGTCAATGCAATGAAGGGGATTGTCTCAAGAACAAACGCAAACCCAGTAAAGCCAATTGTGAATGCCCGTGTGGGTCCGAGTGGACTTTAGCGTATTGTCGCAACTGTGACACACCGGGTGCAGGGGCGAAATACTGCAAAGCGACCGGGAAACGGAAGGCTCGGTGTCCATGCGGGGCCGAGACGTGTGGCGCGCTCTTATGCGAGCATAAGAAGGAATTTTGCAATGAATGTAATCCTATTAAGTACCTTCTTAATCTAGTGCGTAGTCGTACATACCAGGTAATGAAGGGTTATGTCAAGAGTAAGCGTACGATGGAGTATGTTGGAATGAGTGCCCCGGAGTATAGGGTCTATATCGACTCGACGTTTCAACCCGGTATGACTCGTGAGAACTACGGGTCGGAATGGGAGGTCGGGCATCGCATCCCATTAAAGTACCAGAACCCGACCCTTGCCGAGATCGAAGAGCGGCTTCATTACTCGAATACCTTCGCGCAATGGGAGATTGATAATAGCGAACAAGGTAACCAACACATTTTCACGAAGTATTAATTTTTAAATTCCCATAAAAAGATTCTTAGGTTTTAAAAATGTATGGGTAAAGGTATGAGCTGTTAAGGATGAATATCGATATCAGCGTAAGTTTATGTTTTACAGAACACATTTTTGTATATGTCCCTGTTAGCTAACCATTTTACAGTACTTCGACCCCTCTAAGATGCGCCCGGGGGCGGTGGTCCTTCTCGTGGGCCGTCGTGGTTCCGGGAAGTCTACACTTGCCGCGGATATCATGAGTTATCAGCGTTCGGCAAAACGCGGGATCGCGGTATCTGCTACCGAGAAGGCAAACCCGTTCTGGGGGAAGTACATCCCGTCGTGCTTCATTCACTACAAGTACTCTGATGGCGTCACTAAGAAGCTCTTTGACATGCAGAAGAAGTGCAAGAAGGATACCGGGACTATCGACCCCGCGTTTGCCATCTACGACGACGTAATGTTTGATAAGTCGTTCATTCGTAGCAAGCTTACGAGGCAGATATTCGTAAGTTCCCTTTTGTTTTGATTTGTTTGTTTATGTGTTTTCTAACCCCGTACTGTATGTTTAGATGAATGGAAGGTAAGACTTTTAACCTTTTTATGTGCGAGTGTCAACCTGCTAACCCCTGTTTGTAATTCTTAGGCACCAGAAGATCTTCACCCTGGTCACTGCTCAATGGTAGGTTTTCGTTTGAACTTTCTTGCATTTTGTTTTCCATTTACTGACATTTACATTTAGGATTATGGTAAGTTTCGTTTTTGTTTTACGTGTTGTGCGGCTTGGAGGACAAAGTCACCGAATTCCTCGACAGACAACTGGAGTTTTGCGCGGTTCGCCCAGTCCGTAACGAGCTGTACGTTGTTTTGGGTGTATCCGGCCCCGGGCTCAATCTGGTCTAGACTGGCCTTGGTGTAGCTCTCGCCGATGAATTGGTCCATTGGCGCCCCGGTGAGCGCGCACTTACCGTCCTGGAGTTCCCAGAGAGTGGCGAGGAATTTCTTGTCCATCTCGCATGCCACGCCCTTCCTATTGGCCTCGCGACGAATAGCGTTGGCCTTGTATGCGAACCAGTCTCTCCGGATGTAGGACCTGTTATAGGTATTGTAGCACGGGCGGCAGGTCGGTAGCACACCGTACTTCCCCTTCGAGGACTTTACCAGGTCCTTGTATTTTGTGGAGCTTCCGCAGCGGTTACAATCGACCACGTAGCTCCGTTGTAGATGCCTCATTAGTCTTGTTGAGACCATGGTGTCATCTTGTTTGATTGTTGTTTAGATTATCTAACCGTGTTTTATTTTGCAGGATGTGCCCCCCGATCTGCGCGCGAACGTGGATTACATCTTCGTGCTTCGTGACAACATCCGCGCCAACCGCGAGCGCGTTTACAAGGTAAGTTTTGTTTTCTGTTATGTTTAGTATTCCTCGTGCTAACCCTTTGTTTTTGTAGTACTTCGCTGGGGTAAGTTCCAATCAATGTTTTAAGAAATAGAACCCTTTTGAGAATACTAACCCTGTTTTGTATGATCTAGATGTTTCCGACCTTTGCGAGCTTTGATGAAGTGATGGTAAGTTTACACTCCTTTCGTATTATTGTATTTCATATTCTAACCCTTTCTACAGAAACAATGCACACAGGACCGCGAGGCCATGGTGATCGACCAAGGTTGTCTCAGCTACAACATCAGTGATTCTGTGTACTTCTACAAGGCCACCCCGGATCTCGAGTACAAGGTCGGGGCCCAGGAGTACTGGGATTTCTCGGATCGCAATAACCGCGAACGCGAGCAGCGCCACGAAGATGTGAATAGCAGTGACGAGGACGAACTCGTGAAAGATCCGGTCAAGGTCAAGAAGCGGTACCCGAAGAAGAAGGCCGCCACTCACCAGGAAGAAGAAGAAGTCGAAGACCGCCACGACACCCGCCGCCAATTCTCCCAGTACCAGGGCTCAGGTAAACGCCGGTACAAGGATGCTTACCGCGACATGCGCCGTTACCGCGACCACCAGTCTTAATTTTATTTCAATAACACCGCCGCATACGGTGATAATTTTCTAAACTAGTTTTATAATAAAGATAAAACACTACGATGGCCGTGAGTAAAAAAAACAAAAATAACCTGACAGCTCTGGTGAAAGTCTTGGTAGTCGTTCTTCTCCTCGCAGGACTGGGATACGTCGGTTACGAGGCAATGAAAGGTGACGGTAATGGTGGATCCCCTGGAAACACTCCCGGAAACACTCCCGGAAATACGCCTGGAAACACTCCCGGTGGCGAGGTAGGCAAGACCTTCACCTGTCCCATGCCACGTTCGGCAAACCCAGGATCATGCCAAGGGAATACTAACTGTATGATGGTAGGGGGTAAATGCGAGAACCGTGTTCTGGGTGCCGTTGTCGACTGCGAAGCCATTAGAGGTGAAAGAGATTGTGACAAAGTATCCGGGCGTTGTGAGTGGACAAAGGGTTACAAGTGGTTCCCTGGTGAACCGAAGGTTGTTAGGGGTGGAAAGCCGTATTGTGTAAAACGAGCTGATGTTGACATCATTTTCCCGCAGTCGGACAGCCCCCCGTAATCTAAATCTGGTTAAAGAATTGATTGTATTTTAAAAAGAAATTTCTTGGTAAACACTAATAGCTTGTAATGAGTGTATCTGTTAGAGGTGATGCATTCGCAATAAGGGAGGCCGCCATCAATACGAACAGGGCCAGTCTTACAACGTCTGGATTTTTCTATATCATATTTGCTTGTCTGCTTGCTTTATTTGCGGTCTTCAACTTCATTATTTATAGGCGCACCGATGACGACTATGGCGTTCTACGATGGATCATGATGATGCCCATGAGTCTCATCGTCGGGGTATCCATAGCATGCTTTTTTGCGTTTCTGGGTTTTGTCTACACCGGCTACTCGCTTGCACGGGTGTTACACATGTTCGGTATTATCTTGTTTGTGTCCCTGCTCATTTTCGGTTCTGTCACAGATCCATCAGAGTTCGACGATATCAATCCCGCGCGGATCCCCATCTTCCTGGATAGCATGTTCATGATCACGGGGTTTGTGGTCATAACATACACCTTCTTCCTCTTTACAGGGAATTCCGTTAGACTGGGCAACATGAATTTCTTGTCCACCGCGTCATTTTACATCCTGGCTTCTCTTTACTATGTGTCGTACGCGTCGACAACACTTGCCACGATGCTTGTTGATTCTGTTAAGAGGGCTGGGTACGAATACGACGGAATGGCGTACTTCGGGATGTCCTTTATGGTTTATGGGGCGTTCGTGATGTTCCTTCTCGCGGGCGAGGCCCTCATTATGCGGGCAATCGGTTTCCACACTGGTGATCTACACACTTCTTTCAATACTGCCCCAGTGGAGATCCATGATGCGGTGAATGCGACATATACAACAGGATTCTTTTCCTTAATAATGGCGGTTCTGGTTCCAGTGGTATCGATGTGGTTACTTAGAGATAATATAAGGCCCGTTGTCCAAGACGACGAGGTATCGGACGCGGCGAACATGGGATGGATGGTCTTGGCAGCTTTCGTAGCCCCGCTGTTTGCGCTTGGTATGTCCCAGGTCGTCAGAGGTGATTTTATGGGGCACTGGGTCATGAATCTCTGTTCGAGTATAATAGTGTCTCTTTTGACCGTTGTATTAGCTATGAACACGATCGTCTGGACACGTACGTCGGTGCATTTTTTTCTGGCCATTGCATTCGCGATAAGCATAGGTTTGGATTTCCAGAGTCTGGGGAGTTCCGGGAAGGCTATCCATTATACTCTTATGGTTATTGTATCCCATGAGCTGGCGTGGTTGATGGACACCGACAAAACTAGCGACCAAAACTCGATGCTCATGGCCACGATGATTTCGATCGGTTTCCTGATGTTTGACATGTATGTCCATAAGCAGGAGGGCAAGAGTATCACTGCCCCCCTCACCATCGCATCCTTTTGTCTCTTCCGAATGATCGCCTCTCTTTTCGGGGATGGACCACCCGCACTGGAGTCACCTGAAAGTTACGAGGACTACGCGCTACAGATCCTGATGTTTTTCGCGACCGTGAACATTCTCCTGAATGCTCGTCTGGAGGCGCTCCCCGCTCAAGAATTATCCGATGACAACAAGCGTATTCTGGCCGTTATGGCTGGAGCCGTCGGAGCAGCCACCCAATATTTCATAGATGATTCCGATATAATGAGGGAGTGGGCGTTAATGTCCCAAGCCTACACTAGGGATTACAGGGATTCGGTGCGATACGAGATAGAGGAACTCGAGTTTACATAAATAATAATAATCGCTTTTGGAAAATTTTTATCTTGGCGTAGTGTAGAAGAAAAGTCATCACATATTATCAAACATGTCCTCCCAATTCGGCCAACTCCCCGTATACCAAGGCGCTGTCTCGTCTGACGGCCTTGTTGCCTACAAGACTCCCGTTACCCAGCTCACCAGTATCACTACCGGTGTGACTGCTAATGGAAGTGCTGGTGTAATCACCACCGTCTCTGCTGACACCGGTGCTGGTGCCGCAAGTGCCATCACCCTTACCAACAGCTCCATCAAGGCTGACAGTATCGTCCTTGCCCAGGTCATCGACTACGCTGGTACCTTCGGAACTGGCCTACCGGTAGTGGCTGTCGATGCCATTGCTGCTGGCTCGTGTGATATCGTTCTCATGAACCCCGACGCCGCTGCTCTTGACAACGTCGTCAAGATCGCATTCCAGGTATTGTAAATACCATACCTTTTAAAAATAACTTAACAATGTTCAAAAGCAAAACTACATTTTTTATCTGTTCTAACTAATACGAACAAATACGTAAAACACAAATCATCATGTCCTCCCAATTCGGCCAACTCCCAGTATACCAAGGCGCTGTCTCGTCCGATGGCATTGTCGTCTACAAGACCCCCATCACCCAGATCACCAGTATCGCTACCGGTGTAACCGCTAACGGAAGTGCTGGTGTAATCACCACCTTCTCTGCTTCTGCTGTCGCAGGCGCTGCCGACACTTTCACCCTTACCAACAGCTCCATCAAGGCAGACAGTGTTGTAAAGGCACAGGTCATCGACTATGCAGGAACTTTTTCCACCAATGGTCTTCCCGTTGTGGCTGTAAATAGTATTTCTGCTGGTTCATGCGATGTAGTTGTAATGAACGGCCACTCCGCCAATGCCCTCTCTGGTGTTCTCAAGATCGCCTTTATCGTCCAGTAAATAAAAAGACGTAACTTTTAAAAAATAATTACCATTTCGTAAATCTAACGTATGAAATAAGACAATGAGTAAAAAGTCCGTAAAAGCAAAAGGCTTGGACGGTGACCATATTTCAGAACCCATAACCGCATCCGAAGCCTTCAAGCGTTCTTCTGCGTCCGAGGCCAAGAGGAGCAACGGGCTCAATTATAAACTGACTATTCGCCGGGTGTACAACATAATCAAGGTAGCCGCGGACAAGGGTGCAGACGAAGTTACCTTCAAGGCCCCGAGTTTTGTACTTGACGGGTGTATAGGGGATCCCATAGTTCTCGCCAGGCAAATCAAGGCCAGGCTGACTGAACTGGGGTACCGCGTGTCCAGAACTGACGACACCTTGCAGATAAGCTGGGGTGGATAAAATACGGAATTTAAAAAGTCACCCCTGTATATCTAGACTGTTATCAAGGAGAAGTATTTGGGGGTTTAAGATGGTTATGAGTTTGTTTAATGATCTGGGTAAGTTTGCCAAGGGGATGGTGGTGCGGATCTTTCTCGGAGCGATAGCTACCATTCGAAGCATTGTAATGGGTTCCGGAATCTCACAAAGGCTTAAAAACGTAGAGATCCACCGCCACCCTTACCCCAACTACGACAACTTCCAGGATATCGTAATAACATCCAAGGTTGGCGGGATCGATGTCACAACCGAATACAACCATCGTCTGGGATTCAAAGACCCCAGAACACTTCTTTATGATGTATCAATGGATACAGTATGGAAAACACTTTGTAGGGCTACAGAGGGGGCCGACAGGAACGAAATGGGACGCGTAGAAGTTACATTCGTCGACTCGTTTTTTAAAGAGAAGAAGCTCGTCTTCACTCCCACAAATGAGAAGGTTGTTCTTCCATTGCACAAAAAAATCACACCCGTACTCTCCCCGGGTGTTCGAGAGGTCATCCTGGAGATAGACAGAAAGGATTTCTACCCGGAAGATAACTTCGACGACGAAGCCACTGTGTTGTCAGACTACGAGGAGGAACAGGGTGAATGCAGGGGGTCATTCGACGCAACCGGCTTTTTCGCTAAATGGGTTCCCAATAAGAAGAGCGCCGTCAATGAAATCGACCAAACCATGTTCTGGTTAGCACTGAGAGACACTATTCTTGGGGATGACTCGGTCCGCGAACTCTTCGAAACCCCACTGGACCTGGACAAGTCTGTGTTCAATGTACAGATCAATATGATCTTTTCCGACCAGTCTATTTACCGCACCAGCCTTAACTTTGTTTGGACCCCATTTATGTTTAAATCAAAACTTATTTAACTCATAAAAGAAATTCGGGCATGACGTGTTTGTAGTACCTCATCATGAAAAAGTAGATTGCCGGGATCATGTCCATGAGTAGCACAATCCAGGCGTAGTCCGGTTTCCAAAGCAGGAAGATTGCGGTGAGCAGGTAGATCATACCATGGATATTGCTGTTCCAATACACCTTTCCTCCTGAAGCTCCAAAGTGTTCCTTGTCACAAGTGAAGGATCTGTATGTGTATGCTGTGATCAACCCGAAACCTATCATAGATACAATGAAAAGCATCCCCTCCTTTGTCACCATGGACTTCTTTTCCACCTTTTTAGACCTCACTGTATATAGGAGATACACCAGTAAGAGCCGTACGGGGATGCACACCCCCAAATACAATAATTTCCGATTAAGTTCGTCCATTGCGTTTGTTTTTATTATACTAATAGAAATAATTTATGCGATCCTTTGTTTCCTGTCTAGTTGGCAACGCCCATCGCTGTTGAGGTGCCAACCAAATTCACACTGTCCGCTCATGGCTTCCTTCTTCGCGGCTGGGGCAATGCCTTGTTCCTTGTAACCGTAGTTAGCGTATTCGAAATCATTGGTCCTCGCCATGGACTTACCGCTCATAAGCTCTTCTGCGTAACCGGTCGCCAGTTCTACCCTGCGGTTTTCCGGGACTCCCATATCGATGTAACCAGTGCCCTGAGTGATCGGGGGAGCGATGTTTTTGTATTTGAATTGCCACACACCAGGCTTTGCAAACGTATCGTCGAGCTGGACAGCCCAATCGGGCGAACCATCGGCGTTCTTGGCCATTGGGACGCGGTGCTGGGTGCGCTCGAATTTGGTAACCGCCTCGGCACTCATGAACTCCTTGGAGTTTGCATGCTGTGACTGTGCGTCAGTGAAAGCGAGGAAGTTGGTTTCTGACGCGCGATGGCCGGAAGTAGCTGCGGACATTGGTGTCGATGCAAATTGAGGTGGTTTCCCGAATAGGTTCAGACTCATACTAAACTACCCGTATTCCTTGTTAAGATCAAACGAAGATTTTTTTTGCTCACATGAAAAAAAATATACGTGTTAGTATTCAGAAGTGTGTGGCTACAAATGAATGAAAACCCCTACGCACCATCATTAGTACCCAAGCTCAAGAGTCGACTGGCGAAGAGAGGCAATTCCCCGATCCTAAAATGGATCGCTCCGAAGTTAAAGAAATCCCAGGCATTTTCAAAAAGTGTGTATGTTGTACAACTAAGCTCCGATGCCGAGATCGGTACACCCAAGTACGACCGAGTGGAGGAACAACTGTTTGAAAAGGGCGCGAGGATTATCGAAAAACACTCCAACCGCTTCGAGGATACTCTTATTGTGGACACGGACAATAACGGGCTTGGAAATATTGAGCTCTTACGTTCTATCGACGGGGTGGACATCGTCTATCCTCGTCCAATCCCGAAAGCCTTGGGGATGACCAAACAGCTCAAGAACGGGCTCACCGGGGATATCAACGACGTGGGAGATGAATGTAGCAAATCGGAAACCAGGAACCAGGCTTCTATCCTCGACCATATCACCGCCCCATTTGCTAATATCAAGAACCGCGGCGAAGGCGTTCATATCGTAGTCTGGGACTTTCTTCCCAAGGACAGGCAAAAGTTCGCCCATAACCCGGACATGCTCAATAGGGTAGGGGGGCCACCTACTATTTACGACGACGAAACCGCCTCTGAGGACATGCATGGCGGGGCTGTCTGTTCTACTTGTTGTGGGTCCGGTGTTGGACTGGCCCCTGCGTCCAAGTTGAGTATTATCGGGCTCACGTCGTCCGTAACTGGTGATCTCTCTATCATTGACGAGATATGCAAGGATGCTAACGGGGGGGCGGTCATTGTCAACATGAGCTTCGCGCTCGAGTTCCAGAACGTCAAACAGGAAGACATACCAGATGCAAAGAAGAGTATGGACACGCTTACAGCTGCCATGGACACGCTTAAGGCCATGCACCCGAAACTGGTGTTTGTGGTGGCCGCGGGAAACGAATCGCTCAACCCGTGCGATACGAAAGGCCCGGTCTCCTTCAGTGGGTGTAACGACTGCCTCATGTGGCCCCAGTCCAGGTACGGCGAGGCGTATGGGTGGAAAGACGTCCCCTTTGTTCTGGTAGGAGCGACAGACGCGGCTAAAAACCAGGGAGGGAACCGGGAGATCGCGAGTTTTTCGAATTTCGGTAAGTGTGTCCACGTATTTGCCCACGGAAGCCCCGTGTGTAGTCTGGATACGTCCAAGGGCGGGGATTACGTCGCAATCGCCGGAACAAGCTTTTCTTCTCCGTTATTTGCTTCCATGCTGGCACTTTACTTTAGTGCGAAGCCTGACTCCACTGCCGATCAAGCGGTAGGGTACATGATCGAAAACGCAGAGAAGGGGACCGTCAAATTCACTCAGGACTCTCAAGATTCTCTCAACCGGTTCGCCATTGTCCCCACGGAATTAAATGCCGGAAAAATCAAGAAGACGCCAATAACATCATTTCTTGAGAGCGGTGTGGAAAAGGGGAATATCCACACCATCATGACACTGCTCTTGATAATCTTTGCCGTGTTTTTCGTGTTTTACATCTTTAGGAAAAGGTCTGCGGACAATCAGAGGAACATGCTGAAAAACACCCTCCCTCCTTAGTTGATACTTACAAAAAAAAATCTCCATGTAATTATATACAAGAAATGACTTACAGCTTCACCGCCTTTGCAGACAATGCCATAAAATGCAGTGGGTCCGGTTTTTTTAAAAGTGGTCCCGCCCCCGCTGTGTCTTATGACATCTCGGATATCATCAGCAATACAATCTTCAACCCTCCGACATCAACTAACTCATACACAACCAATGACACTGATGCGCTAAGTGTTATTCAGTATCTGGACGGATATGTATACAAGTGGAGCGCATACAATGACACCACAAAAATCAGCGGAAGTGATCGTCGTATGCACATCAATGGATTGAGTTGGGGATCAGGAGATTCATACCAACTCAAACTTAAGCATACTGGGACAGTACAAATAGGATCTTTCTTAGCTGGTATATTTTTTATGGGTAGTGGACAAAGAGCTTACCATATCGGCTATGCTAATGATTCATTAGCATATGGTGCGATGATGCTCAATCAAGGGTCGTTTTCAATAAGAACAAATAGTGGGGCAGTGTCGACCGTTACCACGAACATCGGCCAAAGTTTTCCTGCCGGGAAAACTTACACCTTTGTTATAAAGAGAGAGACAAATAATGACATTACAGTGTCGGTACAACAGGACTCTGGGACGGTTTACAGTATTACTAAAACACTTGCGAGCATTCTCAAACCCGCTCAAAGCGGAGCGACTTGGAGTGACATCAATGGTTTGTTTATTGATCGTTATGCAACAGGAATCAGTTATTCGACCGACCCTAGGCAAATCCAAGCCGAACTGCAAAAACTATAATTACATAAAACAATATTCATTACAATTCATGGTGTAATGGTCTCTTGCACACCAATTAATATTTTAAATATTTTTAATTAAAAACTGTATTTCCTACCCTTGGAGTATTTGCGCTTACTATATTCTTGTGGTTCATACGCGGGACCGCTAGCCACCGACACCTGGTCGTCCATGACGTCCATTTGCTGTTCTTCGGGCTTCTGCCACCCCAAAAGATTACTATTGGCCTTGGTCACACAGTAAATCTTCCATACCATTACCATAAGGACCCCTACAGTGACCGCACTGGTGGCCATGGTAATGAAATAGAGCATGGAGCCCGCCCATCCTCTTGCGCGGCCCTGTTCTTCTTCCCCGACTTCTGGGTCGTACGCCTTTGCGTCCCATTCGATGTACAGTTGAAAACCAATACCGGCCAGGAGAAAAAGGGTGGTCAGAATGATCCAGAATGGCCTGTATTCGACCGGGACTGCGAATATGGCACCAATGAATAGCGCCACGATAATGAGCCGCACTAGGTGTTTGACACCATCGTATTCCGTGTAGGTTACAGCACTACCGGTCTGTTTCTCGATATTTCTGTATCGATTAGTAGGGTCGTCCTTTCTTTTGATATATCCAGGTCCAGACCCGGTTATTTGACCAGTTGGTGCAACACCCCGTGGTCCGGGTTTAGGCGGACTGCCGCTCGTGGTCGGGGTTTGCTGCATTTGCTGATTGAACCGTACTTTCCGCTCACCAGGGTAATATCCAGGGTTTGAACCTTCACCGGAAAAGTGTTGGACCCTTTTCTGGGAATTTGCAAGCCTTTGTGCCTGGAGTTGGCCGGCCCGAGTGTGTTCATCATAGGGAGGTGGTTGATCTTTCATACCGTACTTAGTGTATTAGTTACATATTAGAAAATAAGTTTGTAATAATCCATTAGTTGTTACAAAACGTTCTCTTTCTGCTAGAACTTTTAATGGTAAAACGGTAACAAAACGATTGTTTTTGACATATTCTCTTTTCCCCACATTGGTGCTAGGTTGGAGAAATAGCATCTCTCTATGGTCATATCACCAATACTTTTAAGTTTGAACAGTAATATATTTCTTTGAACGTATTTTTAGTACCCGAGCCAACCGGGTTTGATAATGTAGGGATTTTGATCCGTAAGACCCACACCGCGAGTGCGAACATCTCCAGGTTGGAGATTGTCTTTGTATGCCTTTGCCATGGGTTGGTCGGCTTCCTTTTCGGGGAACTCTTTGTCGTATATAGCCTTGGCTTGCTTTGCGGCGTGCGATGGGATGTGTAGAGAATTATGTTCAATCATGTCACGCAGTTGGAGCATGTCACTCTCGCGTTCGACAATCGGAGTCTGGCGCTTGAATTCGTATAGACCACCGTAATTGTCATTCATCTGTGTGAATCTGCCATGGGCAATACCCGGTCTCGCAGTCTCGTCCCAGTACCCGGTGCGTTCAATGTAATCACCGCGTTTAGGGGCGCCAGCACGCGCAGAACCACCACGGGTGTATTCCCTGTAATTCTTAAGTGCGTCGAGGGAGGCAATACCAAAATTACCTCTCCAGTCTGACCCGGGTGTCCAGCGCTCGATCTCAAATACACCGGCATTACCACGCTTCTGTTTCAGTGATTCGAAAAACGTGCTATCACCGAGTTCGGACACGAATGCCCCCATACCCCCTTTGTACCTGGGATTCCCCCACCGTGCTTGCGAAAAAACAGGGGTGGTCTCGCCATCGAAGCCGTTGCCGCGCTTACTGTAGCTCTGAATGTATGATGGCATCTCCGGGACGCTCATCTCCGCAAATCCATGTTCTGGTAGTTTAGCCGGGCCGACCGACCCAACACTTCTGCCAATTCCCATAGGAGGTGCCATTGTGTTTTATTTCTTCTTGGTAACAATATATATTTTTTTGTTTGTTTGACTATCTCTACATTGGTAACCACGAGACATCCCCGAATGATGGACGTGAAATGTCTTGTGCATCTTCTTCGTTTTCAGATTCGTCGGTCAGGGGGTAATCCCTCCCGGTACCGGAAGAATTTATAAGCCTGTTGATAACCTGGATGACACGCAAAGCCTTCCCCAGAGGGAACATGGGAGGGGAAAAGTAAGTCTCACACTTGATAGGTGGTTCCACCTCCCTCTTTTCGGGTCTGTCCTGGATTATTACGGATGCCGACCGCATTCCTAAGTCGTTGTCAAGCGTTGATACACACAAGAAAGATTGTGTGAATGTGGAAGGGCTACTTATCATAACAAGTCGTGCTTGTTCCGCGCTACTATGAGAGGTACAACAAAAATCCCCGGAAGCTTCGTTGATAAGAAGAACAATCCATGATGTGTTCATCGGTGGGGGTTTTAGACGGTACGAACGGACAATGAATGACAATATATCTTCCCTGTAACGCCAGTATACAACCATCTGTGAAGTAGTGATTATCATCTTGTCGTTTGTCTTGAACGAGAACGGGAACTTCCTTTTCATGTACTTGCGCTTCTCTTTGTAGTGACCAAGCCAATCGCCCGCGGGTATGTATCCGTCCTGTATGGTGCCTTCTTCCATGACTTCGTCTGCTTCCGCGCCCACCATCCCCCCGAGTTCTTTGAGAAAGATGGATGGTATAACAGAACACTCGCCCCCTCTACAAACAGGGCAATTTATGTCACCGTTCGCTATAGAGCTGGCGGAGTTTGCTTTAAAAGTCTGTGTAACGTATTTGACTATACACTTGAAGCAAAAAGTATGGTTTCCACCACATACCGTCTGTACAGCCTGGTCGCCAGCATACGATAGGCATATGTTACATTCAAGCTTTTCCTTTATATACCCCACAAGGGCATCGTTGGAACTAGAAGAAGACATGCCCTTCTTTATTGGGGAACTGCGTGGTCAGACAGCGCCCTCAAAAATAAACACGTTTATAAAATCAGTATTTTAAAATTCTTTGTTCTTTATTTATTCGTCTTCCAGAACCTCGGAAACAATCGATTCGAAGTGCTTCTTTTTCATCGTTTCGTCGATTCCTTGCGTCACAATGGTACTCGCCCGAGCTTCGATACCAAGCCCGTCGGCAAGCTCTGTAAGGCTCATTGGCTTTGCATTGGATGGTTTCGCGGGAATCTTGGGACCGGCATCTTCTAGTGATTTTTCAAAAAAGTTGGTGGATTCGCTACTGCGAGTTTCGTACCCTTCCTCGGTATTGTTGATGCGGTCACGAACATTCTTCATGCGCTTGTTTTCTTCCTTGAAATACCCCTTCATGATATCCGAGATGGTTTCGTCGGTATGTTCCCGTTCAGAAACATCATCTTCGTCCATTTTAGCCCATTGGAAGCACGGGACAAGATGTACATCAAAATGGCGATCCGTGCCCATAACCTTGCGAATATGGCGATCGGCTTCCTCGCGACTCGCGAAAACACCACGAAACTTGATCAGGAACCCCTTGTATCCCTTGTCTCCGTGGTGAAGAGCCCCGTAGTCTTCTGGTTTGATGACCGAAAAACAAGCATACGCCTGTCCGTCGATCTGGTACATGTCCGGCTCGAGCGCGATGACTGGCACTCTGGTCAATTTGTTCTGGTTGAACCATGCTTCGGAGCGTGACTCGTCCTTGACATCGTTGTCTTCTTCAATATCGACCATTGTGATAGAGGGCTTCTCCCTCTCGACATCGGGCGTCATTTGGTCATCGTTAAAAACGGATTTAGAGAAAGCAAAGGAGGACATCTTATAAGCAAAATGAACAACAGTATTTGGTAATAATACACCAAGATTAAAAAATGTCATTTATTTTTTGTTAGTCCACAAGCCCAGGGGGAAGTTTATCGGGTAGGAATAAATTCGTACTTGAGATCTTTGCAGATGAGCTGCCAGATAGCATCCGCCCGAAGCAGATTTTGTGGAGCTTTTAGTAACTGGAGCATGGGCATGAACTGATTGTAGCCAAGTAGCTCACAGATTTTCCAGATAGTGTAAGAGTACGAGAGGAAGTTCTTCCTGTCCCCCTTGTGGCGTTCGAACGGTTCTTGTATTTCTTTGAAAATCCCGATAAGGTTTTCTTTTTGTTGTGCCGAGAAAATGATCGGAGTTTGCCTGGTGATTCTCCAGATAATCTGCGGAATGTTCTCGAAATAGCGGGCGTAGCGAAGAGTCTGTAGGAAAACGCGCACCCTGACATATGTGATTTTTTCGGGGTTTTTTACCGGGTCGATGTTGTTTTGCTTGCACTTGGTAAGAATATCCAGGACAACCTTCTCTGGTATCTCCGTGCGCTCCGAACCTTCAAGACGAGAAAGGAATTCCTTAAACTACAGAATAAAAAAAACACACGATTTATAATGGTAAGTAATTACCAAAAGATAAGTATTGGTCAGTAAGATGGATCAAGAAAATAACAACACGGGCGTGGCAAGCGCCCCCCCGGTTCCTGTACAGGTAAACCAAAACCATTTCCTCCCGGTCTTCCTCCCCCCATTCCAACCAGTTGTGTTACCCCGCCCACCCAATCAATTCCCTGTACCGACAGAAGACGACCATAAACGCGAAGTATGGATGTCATACAACCAGGGATACAACGAAGGTTTTACGAAGGGGTATAACACGGCCATGAGCAAGGCTGGTTATAAAAAGGGTTCGCCCATTTCCCAAAAATACGCAAAAAAACCAAGACAAAAACAACACAATAAACCGACATACAACCACTTCGGTAAACTCAGGACAAAACAACAAAACCATTACCAGACCCAGAGTAACCAGAAAGTAGTTTTTACTGAACAAAGTGTCAATACCCCACCAAGCTTTAAACAGCACGAGGGGGTGTACAGACAAGACGATCTATCAAACGTATGGAACAACGCACCAAACACCAACGAATGGAATTAAACCATAACTAAACACCGTCCAATACTTACATGTGCAAGCCTGTCATAAGGCGCAGCCCCTTTCTGTGTCGCTTGTTGGTGAGAAAATGTCGCCTGATAACCCACCCCTTCTCCGCCTCGAGCAGTTGCACCACACGTGGGACAACTTAAATGACCGTGTTTCATGTCGACGAAAAAGTACGTGTTACACTCTACACATTTCATGTCCTTGGCCACCTTCGCCTTGTTTGCACTTATAGCATCGGTTGAATTGTCTTTGTGTGTATTGGGCCAGTCCGTGACAATATACGTGGCGTTTTTAACCTTCTCGTGGTAGATTTTTCTCCATTCGCGTTCAGCGCGACTCACACTCCTCCCACTACGTCCGCGAAAATACGAGTTGATAGAGCGAGAAGAGGAAGACGGCGTGGACCTAGACGGTAGACCATTGGTAGTATGGGGGACAACTGACGCCAACAAAACCAACGAAGGGGTCAGAGAGGCTACGTGTTTTTTCAACATTTCGGCTTCTTGTGCCTTTTTCTTTTCCTTCTTTCTTTCTTCGTCTTCTACCCTGTCGGCTTCACTTGCTTCTCCGAGAGCGCGCGCTTGGTTGAGTATGAACTCGTGGTAATTCTTCATGTAGATATCAAGCTGCTTATCCCCTTCCAGCTTCTTCAGGACCTTCTCGTGTTCAATTTCCACTGGAACAACAGAGTCTATCACATTACTCCGGTTGTTACTCTTTCTTTTCCTTGTCTGTGGCGCAGCCGCTTTTGCCATGGCCTCCTCTCTCTTTCTGGTGCGCACCATGTTCTGGGTTTTACGCATGCTCCTTTCTTGCTCGTTCCTGCGGTTACTCATGGTTTTGTGCCGTTTTTCAACCGGTGCTTCCAACCCACACATGTCTTCACCGCTCTGTTTGGCGGCTATCTCGTCCTTAAGGCCGCGAATCCGCGCCTTTTTGTCGCTCGTCGCTTCCATCGAGTTAGGATGAATTGGGGGACTACTGGGACTACCCCTGGAACCACTCCCGGGACTACCCTGAAAATAAACATGTTTATTTCCACTGTCATGCGAGAGGCTTTTTTTGGTACTCATACAGACCCTTAAACATAGAACACATTTTTCATACGACTACTTTTTTTTATTTGCAATGGATATATACGCGGACCCACAGAGTAACTACCAGAATCTTGATAATCTAGAGGTGGGAGACCTTTACCAAGCGCTGGCCTGTGCAGAAGCACAGCTCCCCAACGAGAACCCGAACGTTCTGGTAAACAAACAAAACCTGGAAACAGCAATCGAGTTTTCGGAAAGCCTGTACATGAAATACATAACCCGAAACGGAGATTCTGATCCCGATTTAAAAGCCGCCATAAGAAACGGAACAGCGATTGAATCTAGGGTAGGGCAATCCGCGAGTAATCCGGGTGGGTTAGTCATCGCTTGCAAGTCCGCGCTACACGACATAGATAAAGTCATGTACCTTGAAAACACGCCCAATATCACAGAAGACGAATGGGAAAAACTTCACGTGGGCGCGGGGAAATTTCTTCGTCTGAATCTCCAGAGAGTAGAGTACAAAGAACGAGTAAAAAACAAAAAACAAAAAACAGCAAAATAAACATGTTTATTTGAGAATTCTGTAGTTTACAAGCAAACACGAAACCATGCCGGACATTTTTACAGAGCACGAGGTGCTTGTCCTCTCGACAGCTCTCTCCAAAATTCATTCTATTTACTCTTACCCAGAGCGGAATAACTCCAATGACAAGATCTGCGCCAAAGCGATAAGGATCGTGTTTAGACGAAAGTACCCTACTTTAGCTTCTCATCCTAGCATTATGGTCACATTCAATAATCTTATGTACCTGTTTCCGATCGACACGAAAAGACACCTGGTTTCATGGTACATCGACACTCAGGCAATTGAACCACCGGAAGACGGGGCACACGAAGAGAACATCAGAGACTTTACCACAGACCTCACTGTCATTTCTATCATATTACACTGGAATCCGCCAGAGACATGTGGAAACGATATGCAGCAAATTCAAAACAAACTCAATCAGTACTGGCGACGCATAGTGAGAGAGATATCTTAAGATTTTTTTACATTTAAAAGGAACGTCACTTTACTTTTACTATTGAGAGCAAGCTTTCTTCTACACTCTACACAAACATATGACACCCCTTCTGAAACAGGAGGGATGACAGTAAATATGCCATGGTCGTGATTCAAACATAACCGTGTATCACATGAGAAACATTTGGTCATGTCGTGTTGTGTTGCCACGTTACAGACATTGCAGTACCCGCTCGTATGTAACACCTGTAATTCTACCAGACTTGGAAGTGATGGGAGTAGTTTTTTCATTTGGTTAATAAAATTGGAGAATTTTCTTTCTTGGCTCAAGGTAAAGATGGGAAAAAAGCAATGCAGTCATTTTCGTGAAGTATTGATTTTTTCAAATTCGGCCAATTCTCCCTGTGGTGACAATTTTTTGATGTGCATACATGTATGTATGCATGTCATGCATGTGTGTATGCATTAATAGGGGAGCATCAAAATCGTATCAAAACATCAAAAAACCGAAGAAATTTCTTTTTTATTCGTTCTTTGTTCTTTTAAAATAAACATGTAAATTTTATATTTTGTATCTGCAAAGTAACATGCCCCCCTTCACAGTCCTTGATTGGCTCAAAGGGGGCACAAAAAAACAAACGCCGATCGAAGAGGAAGAAGAGGTGTTACTTGACGAAAGTCTGTATGACACCCACTACACAGAAGTAGGTGGAGAAGAAAGCGACGACGACATGTCTCTACCAAGCTCACTCCCTACAGGGCTTATCGAACTTGACAGCGCTACTCTTGGTTTATTATATGGCAATCAAGTCACACAACCGGCCGATTCATCAAACCCCACACTGGCAGAAGTTACAGAGTGTGAGGATGAAGCGTCTAAGACGACGAAAGACGTATTTCATTTCATTGCATGCATGAATCGTGCGAAGCGAACGCCATACGTAAATGGTTTAAAATTTGCAATCCCTCTTACCAAGAACGTGCTTGGACTTGACTGGTACTCAGCGTGTAACGACAAGAACAACTTCTGGTCCGCGACAGATGAGCGACGAGTCGAGATACTGTCCACACAAGGCAAACACAATCTGATGCAGAGCAAGGTCTGGGACGATTGTCGCCCTAAGAACAATAATTGTGGCATGGTCCTCCTCCTTTGTAACTACTACCTCAAATGGAAACCCGGGAGCGGGAATGCACGCGGGCGTCGGGCTGCGATCGTGTTTGACAAATACACGAAATCGAGATACATTAACAACGGAGATACCGTTCGGGTGTACTCGGTCGTTCGCAACTGGTCCCAGTTGGCAAAGGCATACCAGCGCCTTGGTAAAACAGGGAGGCACTTCGAGGAGATTATCATGAACTGCACTCCCCATAAACTCTACCTGGATGTCGAAAGGGATACAGCTTCTTCACACAGTGTTACTACAGAGGAAGCAAGACTGGAGCTTGATGCGATACAGGCTGTGTTCGAGGGGAAATTTCTCCCCTACCTGCTCACCTTTGTCCAGACCGTTCTGGGTATCGAAGAGGCTACGCTAGACGATCTTGTGGTCACATACAGTTCCAGGGAAGGGGTGAAGTTCTCCGCTCATGTTGTTTTGAGTACAGAAGCCGGCCATTATTTCAGATCACGAGAGGACTCACATGCCGCATCGGCACTGATGGCGAAGTTCCTTGATGATATGTGCATTGAAGACAATGAGTTTAAAGAGTGGTATTATTATGCCTTTGATGAGGTAATGGTCGACTATTCTGTTTACGGTGATGGTCAGCGGAATATGAGAATGGTCGGATGTTGTAAAATAACTTCAAATCTCAGGTCTGACACACACTGGACAAAGGCCAGGGTATTCGTAAAACCAAGCACTGCACGCGACCGCCCTCTGAAGGATTACATCATATCGGTATATGATGCAATCAACAACCCTGGTAACTATACCCCGATCTTTATGACAAATGCGATGGTTGTCAAGGCTGCCGAGTTTGCAACTCGTGGTATCGGCGTTCGGCTTATCAAAAGAGGGGATGCATTGAGGAGGCGTGCCGGAATAAGCGTTGGTACATCTGCACTCGGAGGGAACATAATCATGGGTGTTGCTGGAGAACTCACAACGAATGAAGCGGACGGTGAGACAGACGGTATATTCACAGGTTTAAAAAGCAGGCTTCCGCCAGACAGCATCAAGGTTGTAAATACAGTGGGGAAAAGTATCAAGGAAACTCCTCTGTCATGGAAGGAGTATTACGAGGTGGGATTACGCATTCTCAATGCGGTCTGTGGTGGAATCCACCCCGGCAATGCTATCCAAGCAGAACGCTCCGACCCAGGCAGTTCCCCTGGGTGGCTATGGAGAGCCGAAATGTCTGCCTTTGTTCCGGGTATGACTCGCAAGAACAACGCATTCCGTTACTGTTACTTCGGATGTGCTTCTGGGCAGCATAGGGTGCGAGTCTACGTCCTTTGCGACTTCTCGGTAGGTTACCATTGCTATGGCCATAAATGTCCCATAACCAGGGCGATCATTATTCCTTCTCCTGTATACCAGGACAACAAAGTCAAACCAGGTCTCGCCCCTGTCGCAGATTACACCCCCGAGATAGCGGTTGGGGTCCTAGATTATAACGACACACCGCCGGGTCCAAACGACGACGATCAGCACATGCGCGAGCTGTCAATGCCAGAAGACCTCGGAGGAGATAAGGACGACAAATTAACATACCTTTTACACGGAGGAATGGGCACTGGGAAAACGACGACAGTTGCAAAACTTATCAAGAGATGCCGCGAAATTCGCGAATCTCCGCGCATCCTATCGATCAGTTTCAGGGTAATGCTTGCGAAGAATGCCAGTGAAACCCTGGGCATTGATTATTACAAAACCGCCCCGTCCAGGACCCTGTACCAGAACAACGAGTTAGCGCTCCAGTTGGACTCGGTAGAACGTCTTCTTCAGGAATGCGACGAGAACAACCACATCACCAAGCTCAAATGCAAGCACGACATCCTCATTCTTGACGAGCTGTGTTCCCTTCTCTCTCACCTCGATTCGTCCACTCTAAAAGAGAAACTCAATAATGTATGGCATGTCTTCTTCCGTCTTGTGAGAAGTGCGGGGGTGGTAGTGTGTGCCGACGCGGACATGGGTCCCAGAGAACAGCGGTTTATAAGGATGGCACGCGGGTACTCAGACTACGACGGTAACTACACCATCCCCGGACTTAGGTACCATCGCAACCACTATATCGGGATCAAAACCAGCTTCATAGAGTACAAGGGCGAGGCCGAGTGGGCGGAGAAGATCATTTTCCTCTCGGTCGTGAAACGCCAGAACATCTTCATCGCGAGCAACAGCATAGGACAGATCCAGCGGCTTAAGGAATGGCTCGAACAAACCGTTTTTCAAATCCGGCTCAATATCGAGGCCAAGATCAGAAGCGAAGGCGGGGACCCCGACAGCGACGAGCGGGTCGAATACCTTGATGAACTTTACACACAGATAGACACTATTACAAGTCAAAGCACAGAGACCGAAAAGAATGAAATGTCAGATTCAAACCGCACATGGATCAAGTCGAAAATCCTCATTATAAGCCCCACTGTGGGTGCAGGGGTCGATTTCAACGAGGAACACTTCGATGCCGCATTTGTCTATGCTACAAGCAAAAGCTGTTGTGCACGAGCAATCAACCAGATGCGAGGGAGAGCGAGGAGCATATCGTCACACCAATGCCATGTCTTCATAAACTCATTGTCTAAATCAGGTACTGACAATGAAGGAGCGCTACCCATAACACCAGCAATGGCAATGGAGACACTACAGCGCCAGAGAGAGGCATACCTCTTACAACCACTCGCCGATACAGACAATGCCGACGATGATGGTTTCTTCTCGTTCTCGAGGAGTCTGATCCCTAGCCGCCTCATGGAAATCCAGGCATACAACATGGCAGAGACCAACCGGTCATTGACAAATCTCCGAATGGAATGGATAAAGCTACAACAGTCATGCGACCCTGGCGTGGAATACAGTTTTGACGACACATTTGACCACAAAAAGAACTACGAATTCCTCAAGTTCATGGGGACTCTCAAGGGTGTAGTGAAGGAGAAACGCACAAACCAGGTAGCTAACCAAAGAGACTGTGACCTCGTCGAGTACAACAGTAACCGTATGCTCGACAAGATGGGACAAATGGCGGAGCTCATCCCTTCTCAACCAAAGGCATCGGTGTTTATGGAAAAGAACGAGATCCGTCACTTTTACGGAATAGCGGAGAATGTTGAACCAGGGGTGTTTGCGAACATGATGACTAAATTGGACATGTCGTTACGGGGCCGAGAGAAACTCACAAGCTTTATCCAGGTCATCTTCATGGATTCTGTTGAACTGGAAAAACTCTCAAAGGAGCGCAAGATCACTACATCCATGAGAATCCAAATCACAGACACTACAAATGCTATTACCCATGAGGTCAGTTCCGCTTCGAGAATGGCACAAGAGAGCGAGGTGACCGATTATGAGAAGAGGCTGTGGGTGGCAAAACTTATGTTTGCATGTGGCAGTTCCATAGAGAAAATCAATGAGGACATCTTTGAAGCGTTCGAGTTTCACACCGGTCTAAGTAACGCCCGCCTTGAAGGCGAAAGCGAAATACAGAAATGGTTACAAGACCAGCGCTTCAGAATAGAGAAGGCCACCCATTTAACACCACACGAGGTATCAACTGTGATCCCAGGCCCAGGGGAACAATTCCAATGGAAGCATGTCTATGCTATAGCCAAGCGCTTCTTCGCAGAAGAGTTCGACATCCACTTCAAACTCGCGTACTACAACAAGAAGAACAAGAAGAGTGGCGGAGACAGAGGTGATGGGAGATGTAGTATCCAGGATCATCGTTCCTCTATTGTATGTCCCAAATCCGGTAAAACAAAGTACAAGTATTGCACAAAAGCGGTTGTGGCGCACAGTGACATCTGTCTTATACTGGAAAAGAGCAGGGCACGCGTGAATTCACAAACATTCGACATAAAGGGTGTGTATAAGGAGAAGATAACTGTGCGCATAACCACCGCTGGAAACAAACGAGCATTCGAGTCAGACTTCACCTCCCTGCTACTGGGCGCCACGGATCCTGGTAAACAACTCGAAACCATACAAGAAACGACTGTCGAGGTAGAGAACGTAAGGGATAACTCACTTGAAAGTGCCATTGAACAGGAAGATGCACCAGATGGGGATGCCGGATACCTTGTGGGGTCTATATACAGTTCAGACTACACCTCTGGCGATTTTGGCTACCTGCAAGATTCCGAATTCGCTATACAAGAGACTATACAAGAAGTTGACCAGGACACCATTATGCAGGACGGGGATGGTAGTTCTATTACACACGATGACGACCTTGAAAGCACAAACAGTTCTGAGTACAACCAAACAACAAAGAAACGGAAACTGAGTGAGATCGACACCGTAAACGACCGCAGAAACAAAACGCTTGCGGCAAGCAATGACTCTCATGCCAAGGCATGTGTAAATCAAAGGGATGAAATGTGGAACGCCATGAAAAGCTTGTACATCCAAGACCCCCCATCTTCGCTCGACGCCATCTCTTTCAGGAACCTCATGCTTACCCCCACGTACAAGGTTTTGACCAAACGATCGGTCAAGGACGCGTGCCATTCGCACCTTGCCAGACTAAACGAATACATAGAGAAGAACAACTCGGACGTATACTAAAAAACTAAAGAAATATATGATTTATAGAACAAGTAGTAGAGTAGAAACGAGATGGATTTCTTTGCCATTAACAAGGATAAAATAGATCTGTACTTCCCTGCCTTGACATTGGTACCTTTTACACTATCTGTGATATACTTAGGGAATTGGCCTGTCCCACAGATAATAGCTTTGGGATCAATTAGACTCCTATATCTTATAAGGGACAGGAGTGGTGCAGTAAGTTCGAGTGATGTACTTACCCTGGTGACAGTGTTGGTACTCGCCTCCATTTCCTTTGTACTTACTACAAAACCAGTAGGACAAAGTTCACGTATACTATCATCCGGCGTACTTGCTTTTATGCTCTTTTCTGTCGTTTATTGTGCACTCGACCTCCCTTCTATGATCGAAGAAACCAGCGAAGATCCATACAAAACATGCAATGCCTACTCATTGTTCGGTCTGGGGGACGACAAGGATTGGTTACAATACAGGGTTGCCATAGAAGATGACAATATCGATAAACAACAGTATTACATGTACAACCTCTCACAAAAATACCATCCAGTAAACTGCCCGATCACATGCAGACCAAACTGTGTACACACGTTCAGCCAGTTACTAAGCATCAGCGATGTGCTTATAAATGAACAAGGGAAGTAATTAATCTTCACCCCCGTCTTCTGTGACTTCTTCACACATCTCAGGATCACACAACACACACAATGTCGCACAACAGAAAAATAGTAACACGTTTCTAAACATGAGGGACTTATTTAGAAGACACTATTTTTATCTTCTTCGCCATCTATTTTTATCCATAATCTCATAGGCTTGCCGTCGTCGCTCTTCTCTTTCAAGTTTCTTCATCTTTTTGGTGAACCTTTTCTTTTTCAGGGCCAATTCTCGCTGAGTACCAGTCTTCAAGCCCATACCACTTCGCATCTTGTTACGGGTATTGGAGTACACCTCTCTCGTTTTTTGCATAATAGTCTTGTCGGAAAACTGCCTTCCAATCAAAAATCGGGGCAATAAGACCAGTACAAATATGACTACCACAAAAGCAATAAGGACCTTGAAAATAGTTTCCATGTTACATCATACCTTCTCTTTTTTAAAATTATTTCTGGGTAGCGACAACGCCGATGTCATAGCGAAAAAGAATAAAAACGCAATGCTTGACCCGAACGCCAGATACCTTCTGTACACTTCTGTTTCAGTCCTTGACACCTCACCATCTTCCATTCTTATCCCCCCTAAAAGTGCAAACTCACCAGATGACTGTGATGCCATTACTAGCCCCCTAGGGCCAAATATCGCGTACACGACAGGTATCAAAAAGAACGAAGACAACGCAAAAACCGGTACCGGTACGGCCAAACGCATTCTGTTGTTATCCAACAAACAGACAATATAGCAGACGGCAATAATACAGAACCACAAGAAGTAAATGAAAATAACCACCCCTGTCTTGTTCCTCGCATCGATATAATCTTCCAAAAACTGTCCACATCGCTCAGACAGCATATCGTCTACCGACTTATCAATAAGATAACCCGGATCTGTACACCCAGTAAGGTCGTTAGCACACCCCTTTTTCTGTGTAGGGGAAGGCGGCTCGTAAGTACAAGCCCCGTGCTTGTCACACTCAAGATAATCGGGAAGTCTCGGAGGACACCGTTCTTTTATAGAACCGGTAATACCTCGTGTCCTGGCAAGAAGGCGCTGGCATGACCCCCAAATACTTACCACTTGTTCCTTCTGTTTCTGGTACATAACGTTGGTACATTCCCCAGGGGACGCGGTTACATATGTATCGATGTCTGAAATGCACGCGGGGGTGTTGGGGGGACATATATTTCCTATCTTTTCACCATCTATCCCGGTAACTGGCCCGAAACTACCATAAATAGCCGGATTAGGGTCTGGTGCAGTTTCACAATCAGCATCTGCATCGAATAAACCGTATCTACCATCACATTTTTTACAACCCGCATACTCTACCTTTGTTGTGAGTTTGTCGAAGAGAGTAGATGTATCGCAATTGTCTACTACCCCAACCGGGGCTTCAAAACATGCCATTTTTGCTTCCCTGAACGCATCAGAATCAGTGGCGGGTTTTGTACCACCACACTCCCCTCCAAATACACCACATTGTTCGTAACCACTTATTTCGTATTCACCGTCGGGCTTTTTCTTGAGAAAACCAAATTTAGAGACGGCTATGTCCCTGTACAGCTTACCATCTTTGCACAACGGGTCACCATCTAGCCCATCTTCGGTGTAGGGGTACGAAAAGGGCATTCCACCATTTTCCAGTGCCCAATCACCGGGCCACACTTTCCATGTAAATATAAGTAACAGCAATGACACAACAATACAAAACCCCTTTGCAACTTTTACATGTTCACCCTGTCCTTGGTAAAACACGACCTGTCCAGAAAAGAAGATAATAACTGCAAACGTGAAATAGACAAGAAAGTTGCTCAGAACCGGATCTATACCTTTAGGCACAAAATCCCTCCCCATTGCATCAAGAATCGCCATCAGTTGTTCGGTTTTACCGTCATTGTAATCAGTAGTGTCCTGTCCAGATGTGTTTACAGCACACGTACTAAGAGACGCAACCGCTATACGCTGATTGCCAAATTCTATAGAACCACCGGCCTTGCATGTCGTCCCTTGGGTTAACTGTACATTCATACCATACACGGCATTGTCGCAGACAGTCTTCATACGCGTCTTGATACTCTTGGTTATAGATATAGTGCTTTTATCCACGAAGCTACTAACCTTTAGTTGGTGCCTTGGAATTAGACGCATGGGGGATTTCTTTTTCTTCACCTTTATGTCAAGTGTTTCTACCTTAGACGTCAGGGTCTCCTTCAAGGAATCCTCGACCTTTTCGCCAAGTTTCTCGTTGACGGTGGGTTCAGAAAACAACTTGCTTTTCCCGTGTGCGTTACACACCTGTTTAGCGCCAGTCATTGGACACCCCTTGGTCGTACGAATAGAGACAATGTTATTACAAACAATCGGTTTTGATTGTTCCGCTATCTCTTCGGAAACCTCTTGCATGTCCTTATTGACGATCTTCTCGATCAGAGTATGCTTGATCTCTATCGACGTACTCATCTTTACAACTAAAACACAGAAATAAATTTTATCGGTTGGTTTACTTTTTACAGCCCTTACACGGCGGTATGGATTTAACAAGACCCAGTGCTTTACGGAATATGTTTTTGGCACGGGGATTGATGACCAGACTGTGTTTGTCCACAGCGATAAGGTTGTCAATCATACCCGGAAGAATGCGCAAAACAACGGGCTCGAGATTACCTGTCATATCCGTAATATCTACAAAATAAACGATCGAATTAACCGCAATTTCCTTCTTCTTCTGCCCAGGAACCCCTTTTAATCTCCCTAGAAATTGCATAGTATAGATCAGGATGTTTGTAATGTTGTCAAATGTCGGTTCCCTGAACAGCTGTGTCAACTTTTGGACCAGCTCAAGATGCACACCCGCTCTACCCAAATCAGACATTGTATGTTTATACTTATTAGAAAGCAAGATAAAATTTAATTACATTGGTGCTACCTTCCCGGATTTTTGCGGCTTGAAAGCTGCCATTGTTGATGCTACCCCCCCGGACTTATTCGCCTCGAAAGCCCTCCTGTCACGATTTCCACCCACAACAGTCATCCCGATTGCCAAGAAAAGCAAGAATAGGTATATTCCGATGGTAACCCAAAGAAGAGTCATATGTAGACCTTCCCATTTTTCGTGTGCTTTTTTACACAATTCTTCTGCCCCTTTGTCATACCCACTATCCTCTAGATAATGGGGATCTGTACATTCTGTGAAATCGTTCCTGCATGCAGCAAGCACCTTCTTGTTCACACTGGAACAATCGAAATCTTTCAGTTCGGATTCAGATGTCAGTTTTTTAGGGCGTGTACCCTCCTTGTAAACACACCCTGCCGGGATATACCAGCATTTACCATTATCACCACACTGCATGAAATCAGGAGCGGTAGCGCTACATTGATTAGACACCGAAAAAGTGTTAGTATCGGTGTTTTTAAGTCCTTCTGGTACGACAGCGTTAAGTGTGTCACATGTCCCCCTAAGTAAACCAGACACCCTCCGCTTGATATTCTGGTACCCTACATCATCACAATCGTCAGGGAATTCAGTTTTGTACGCCTCTACGTCAGAGGTACAAAACTCCCCTTCTTCATCCTTGCACGGTGTAGCCCCTTTCTGCTCCTCGTCCACCATGAATTTTCTGTATTGTGCCTTTGCCGTTCCACAATCAGCATCTTCTTTGACGAATCCTCCCTTGTATGGACCAGTAGTACACACTTTACACCCGTCAATCTTATCGGTTTTCGGTGTACTCTTTGAGTATAATGACACCCCAGTACATTCCCCGACGCTTCTGGGAGTTTTACCACACTGTTTTACATACGCCTTGTACGCGTCCATTTCCTTTTTCATTTCTTCGCTGGGGTCTGTACAGCTCCCCGAGAATATCCCGCATTTATAACTGAACAATTTGTCGGATTCGGAGCACACTGTCCCTTCCTGGTAAGCACAACCTCCGTCCCATTGTACGAACTTATTAGTGTCAACCACATCTTTCTTGAGTTTGCCATTAATACACGGCGAATCCTTAAAATCTTTAGCGGGTTCGCCGTATGGCCACACGCCCAAGTACCAGGCCCCAACAGGACAAGGCCACCAAACAAAAAGGAGTATAAAGAAAATCCCAAATACCCACTTGGCCATCTTCGTCATTGGGCCTGGTGGAGGCTGTTCTTGTTTGGTGGCATAACGCCCAACATCAATGGCTCTCTTCGCGGCCCTGGCCAAGAGCATCGGACCAAAAAATACCATGACAAGCCCCATAATCATCGGGAACAGTATATCCATCAGGCTCACGCCATCTAGTTTCTGTGTGCTTCCCTGTTCCATCATTTTCGTCAAACCCTGTGAAGACTCGGTTTTACCCCCTTGTTTAGATGCACACGAAGCCATTGCCAGAGCCGTGATCTTCTGTGCCGCAAAAGTAATCGACCCCTTATCTTTACATTCCGTGTTCTGAATTCGTTGGACATTAAACAGGTCCAGATTGATACTGCAGTCCGTGGACAAGGTCATGTTGGTTTCCTGCATTTGCTTGTACGCAACCTTTTCGTTTGTTCTCTGAATATTGGTCTGTGCTTGAAGAAGTGCAACGCCAGACATTTCCTGTTGGTTCATCTGACTCGTAATATCAATGATATCTTGCTTGGTCGTATCCTCCATGGTATTCTGTCCCACAAAATCCATTATCGCCTGACCGTCACATGATTGTACCCCAAATTTTACATGACAGTCTATGGTTGAGTCCTTGATCTCCTGAAGGTTTTGACATGCGACCTGAGAAGAAGCCTCAATGCTGGATTCAAGATTCTTCTTGGATGTTTGTGTAATCTCTTTTTCCATTTTGGTCTCCATGATAGAAGTTTGGGCCCCCATCTTCAATGTCACCGGATTACAACTCTTTAGAAATACACACAGAAAAAAATCTTTATTACTAAGAAGTGAGGAATGGACATATTAAAAAGTTTTTTTGGGGGAGGTAAACCCAAAGGAGGTGCAATAAAGAAACAATCTGTCGCGGATCAACATTTGCTAGTCATACTTCTACTTACAGCTCTTATTCTGTGGTTCGCGGATAAAAACAGGTATGATTCTTCATACAGTTTTATGCAACAATATCCAGCCCATGTGTTTATCGTCGCCGCATTTGCAATAGCGTTTGTAGTCTACATGCTAAACGACCCAAACAACAATGGGTCTGCGTTGCCTGTGCCAGTACAAAACGCCATTCTCATTATCCAGGTGCTATCAGTTTGTATACTTTTAGCCATCATTGCAAATTCAAGTTTTCGTGATTGGGTTCAATATGGCGGCGAATGGGTTCAATATGGTATTGTTCTCATAGTTGGCTTTGGATTCATTTCGTTTGTATTCACCCCACGAAAGAATAAGAGCTGGACAGACACATTTAAAACACTCGGAGCCAGCGGTGTTGGTGGCGCGATTATTGGCGCGTTAGCATTATATTTTACGGGGCCAGAACTTGCCTTGGCATCGGTATTGGGTGGGAGCGGTGCGATTTGGACATTTCTTAGATTTTTGGGGTATTAGAGTATAACACAGTCGTTTTTCCTACACACTGTGCATATCCACTTGTGTTTGTGTTCTATTTCACCGTCGTCGCCAATACTTCCACCCGGTGCCTTTTTCGTAACTTTCTTTCTGTTCTTTACCGTCTCTTCGTCTGTGTGTTCCGGGAGAAGCAGAGTGAACGGTTCCAATGTGTACGTTTCGTCGTCTGATAGAGAACTGGCGGGGGATGCAGTGCGTCTGATAATACGTGTACCCACTTTTGGGGCATCGTATATGGGGCGATACTGCTTGCTACGCAAAATACTCACAAACATCTGTTTGACATAAATTAAACCACATATAAAAAGTCTTGTGTTAGTATTATGGTATTGTTGGTGTTATGGTAGTAGCGGTGGTTGTGTCCCCTGGTATAGGGACAACAGTGCACCAGCTTCTAGTGAAGGGTGTGACAGTTTATGTAACGAAACTAGACCCAAAATATAGGCGATGTTTTAAACACAATTTCCCGAATGTGAAAAATGCGCCCAACTGCCTTAGAAATGTTGATATCCTTGTGTCTTTCAGCGAAAAGATTACACACAGGCTTATAGAATGGTACAAACCCCGTCTGGTCATTACGACTCCTCAATACGCCGATGATGTGAAGCGGAAGTACCACTGGGTGTCATTTGATTTAAATTGTTCTTACTATAAGGTCCCCCAATCCAGAATTCAACCCTTTTTCATTGGTGTTTGTGGAAATACCAAGACGGTTGTATTGGAAATAAAATCGGAAGTGGGTCGTGCTGCTACTAGCAACCAAGCGGTTGCAGGGGACGTGATAAACACCAAAACGTACATGTTACATCCATACAACGGAAGGAGTTTGTACAAAGCCTCTCTTCCTGCACCAACTATAAACAAGAAACACTGGCCAATAGTTTCCGAATTCAAACCATGTATCGCCGATGCAAGAGTGGCCCCTAATGGAGTTAGGTCTTTGTTTGTAGACGAAGTAGCGGCACTTCATGGTATAAACATACCATTGCCGTATTTAAGTAGAAAAGACGCCTTTGGTGCTATCTGTAATTCTGTACCACCACCTGTTTTCTCTGTGGTCTTGGACATAGCCATTGATCGTGTGTGGTGTAATAATTGAATATAAAACGTTGAAAATAAAGTTTAGTATGTAAAATCGTTTTGGTTATTAAGAACAAGTTTGCAAATATGATGATCATGAATCCCGTTCTAAAGAGTATGAAGAAGAAGAAGAAGAAGCGTAAATCGGTTTCGCTGACTCAAGACACCGGGGCGTGGGAGGCATCCCATATGCAAATCCCGTCGGTGGAAAACACTGGTGTCCCACAAAATACCGGGATGATACAACGACACGAATCAAACGCCCCCCCTCCTCCTCCTGTTACCGAGAGCGGGGGGGTGAGTAGTACACAAGCAATGCTACAAAATGCTAAAACAATCACAAAGAACCCAGTGTTTCTTGTCTCCGTCGCGGCGATTACCCTAATAGGGATTGTTTATTACATGAACAAACGTTCTGGGTTTCTCACCGAAAAACCGGTAAATGAGACCGTAGAAGACGAAGAAACGGAACATCGTATTACAGAAGAAGACCAACAGAGATGGAGGGCTGAACAGATTGCGTTGGAGAAGGTTAAAATGCGCGACGCTCTTGACAACCTAAGAGGGAAGCTTGGACAAGCACACGCCGCCATTCAACAGAACATGGCCGAAGCAAAAAACAACCAGAGCACTTACGGGCAGATGTTCAGTGGAAATGAGTCTTCTAGTGGGCATGACGACATGCTTAACTCTATGGAATCCGAGAGTAACCTTAACACGGCATTTATGTTAAAAGAAGACCTCGAAAAGAAGAAGAGTGGTATGGTGGCACTCGGCCAGGAACTCGGAGAGCAACACAAAATGCTCACGAATGAGATTAACCAGATAAAGGCTGCAATGGTCGCAATCAATAATGAGTGGGAAGCAAAGTTTCCAGATGACCAACCGTTATTCCAAGAGAGTCAGAGTGCACCGCCCGTCCCACAACAAGAGGAGGCACGATCTGTAGAACATCAGGCGGCCATAGACGAACACAACAGAATGCGCAATGGACAAGAAAGCGACTTTATACGCGATGGGACTGGCCGTGAAGCCTTACCAACATAGTAATTAATTGTTTTATTTACTTCTTTTTGTTCTTACACGAGCACCCCGCTTCTGCCACTTGTCGTTCGGGTCTGGCCCAGTCGTTGGAAAAATGTGCATTCATCGCAAGTGCGCTCGCTTGTTGGGGACTCCAGTCATCCGAATACTGCCACGCTTGTACACCGCGTTTGTACAGTTCCTCGTCGGTTGGGAGTGGTGGGGCTACGTTATATTTAGCCACTTCCTTTCCAGGGAGTGGGACGGCCCCGCGCATGCGCGCATTTTCTGGTGTCGCATAGCTAATATACCTTCCTGCCTCGAAGAGACCTTGCAGATTCCCGCTCGCGTTACTTCTCTTCATGACTACCGGTGGTGGTAGTGCGTCTGGGAAATGGGAGTTCACTGCATAAAAATTACTGAATTCTGGGCTAGTTTCCATTGGTGTTTAAAGTACAAACAGATTTTTGTTTGAAATTTTATAACTAAAAGCCAGTCGCCACTTCGTCCCGATCTTCTAGGTTATCCCAGTATCCACCTTCGCGGTCTATACTCCAACCAGAATGGGGTGTGGGGAATGTATAGTCTGGGACACCCTGGTACATATCAATGACGTTGGCCCTGTCACTCGTTGCCGCGGGCCTGTCAAAGGCAGACCATCCACCCTCTGGGTTACGGAACAGTGTGACATCGGGATCGGCGTGAGCGTACGGGACCTCGTTTGCCACGCCATACCGTGCCCACTCTTCGTTCTTGTAGTGGTCCATCATCTGGCTCAAACCCGGTGCGTCCTCTGACGTTTCACGAGCAGCGGCATCCAACATACGATCAATAGCCTCCCCGAACGACTCTTTGTCACCGACAATTGTACCACCACCACTCTGCTCCTCTGTGTCAAGGCCGTACATGTTGGCCAGTTCGTCGTCTACATACGGAGCATAGTTAGGAAGTTGGAACTGGTCCGGTCCATCGTCCGTGGCATATCGCCTCTCGTAAATCTCCTTGAAACGTTCTCTGAGGATGGGACTGTAGGCAAGTGTACCGACGTTGTATTTTTCGGCCATAATATTCAAACCACGCATGATTGCATCGTGGGAGAATGCTTGGTCCTGGAGGAGGTCGTCTCCTCGTGCAACATGGTATGGGATCAATAATGAATCATTTCCGGAATTGGCATGATGGCGACTCATGCTTTCACACTCGAGTCTTCTTTAAAACTTGCGATAGAAAATTAAATTGGGGCCATTGGAATTAGACAAATAATTTTCTAGTGTATTTGCATAGATACACCATGGAATTCCCCACTAAAGCAATCAAGAGTCTATACAAAAGCGTGACGTCTAAGAAACGGATTACCCCATCAAAATGGGCTTTTACGAGAGAGGAGGCTACGGAAGTATGCAGACTCGTTCACGAATCCGGAAAAATCAAGGAAGACATTACGAGTGAAAACATTATCGCACTCGGAATGAACAAGGGAGCTTGCCCACACTTCAAGTCTGGCCTACAGGAGAAGAAGAAGAAGAAGGTTGAAGAAACCCTACAGGAAGCCAAGGAAGAACCCAGGGAAGAACCCAAGGAGGAACCCAAGGAAGAACCCAAAGAGGAACCAAAGGAAGAACCCAAAGAGGAACCAAAGGAAGAACCCAAAGAGGAACCCAAAGAGGAACCAAAGGAAGAACCCAAAGAGGAACCAAAGGAAGAACCCAAAGAGGAACCCAAAGTGCGTCGTCTTAGATCTACGATCGAGCGTGATATCGCAGCAACAAAACGTAGTATTATAGGACTGAGTAACGAGGAGGCTCAACCACTACGCGCAAAACTACGCACACTAAAAAATGAACTCAAAGGTAACTAGATTTTACTGATACTAAGATAACCACCATTGTTTATGATCGCAGTTTTCATATAGTTTTTGTGATCTCTGCTAATCATACCAGAAGGTATAAGGAGGACTCCATTCTTATCTGTAGAAGGATTGAAAGGGACAGCGTTATTATCCTGGTAGATAACCACAAACGCGGCACCACGATCTTGCATAAGCTTAACCTTGTCATAAAACCCACAATCCCCTCTTTCGACAAAAACAACTGCCCCGGATAGTGTCCGGATTTCGCCCATAACGTCTGGTCCCTTGAAAGCACCACGAGTGCCGCAGGCTCGCTTGTCTTCGGGGTCCCACTCGTCCAAGAAGATTACTGGATACTTAAGATCGCTAGGCTCCCATGAGTCCTTACCGAATAATGACATTTTTATGACGTGCCACTTATACTTCTTGTCACTCATGGAGGTTGTGTACATGCATCTGTTTTTCGCAGCACATATCGCGATTTTCGGTGGTACAGGCGGTTGTGGGATAGGACCGGTAACTTCACCATTGGTGGGGGTCTGAAGAAGCTGGTTTGGGGTTCCAGGATTCGCCTTGCTGATTTTACCCATTGCACCAATGGTAAACAACTCGGTCATCGCCTTTCTCTTATCCCCGTTGTGTTTCTGTAGAAGTTGGGCACATACACCTGCCACATGCGGAGTTGCCATAGAAGTACCAGAGATCGTGTTTTTCGTGGTAGATCCTCCTTTCCAAGCAGAAGTGATTTGGCTTCCGGGGGCAATAATGTCTGTACATTCACCATAATTACTAAAACTGGACCGAGCGTCTTTTATATCACTGGAGACTACCGTAATAACACCAAAACTTGACCTGGCCTTGCCCCCGGCCCTGGCTGGTGACACAGAACAGGCGTCTTTGTTATCATTTCCGGCAGCAACAACAACGATCATCCCTGCATCGGATGCGGCCTTTGAAGCTTTGTCCATTGCACTGTCAGCTGGACCCCCAAGACTCATCGAAATAACTCCACCCCTGCCTTTATTCTTGAAACGCGCTTTCCAATCGTTGGCTGCCCATGCAATACCATTGGCCACTACTCCTGTAGAACCAGACCCGTTGTCGCCTAATACTCTAACACCGATCAAGGTTGCTTTCTTGGCAACACCATAATAATTACCAAGAACAGTACCCGCACAATGAGAACCATGGCCGTTTCCGTCGTTGGCGTTCTGGTTACCATCTTTCATCATATTCTTATCTGTGTCGATCCTGTCCTTGAAATCGACATGTCCGAGGTTGATACCGGTATCGACTACGTAAACAACACTTCCCTCCCCATTAAATTCTGGTTTGTAAGAATCGTCTAAGTCTCTTTCGGGTTTGTCAATACGATCAAGCCCCCAACTCGACACATTGGCGACAATGTGCATTTCTCTTTCGGGTTCGATTTCGGTACGGGATATATGTTCGTAGAGCACACCAGAATCCACCACATTCTTGTCACAATTCAAGGCAAATGAACAAAACGTATCCAGTGTAGCAGTCTCGACTTGCGTGCTCATAGCTTGAAATGGAGAACATACACGCTCGAGGGTGCGTTTGAGTTCGTCGCATTCCCCCTGGCCCGAAGTCGTCGTAGTCACAACCCATTTATTATTAGCGGTTTTAGCCACCGGAATCCTGCCTTCGTTACGAAATTGTCCCACATACTCTTCTCCTGGATATGTTCCGAATGAATCCGGCTCGGCATCACCCTTCGTTTGATCTTCCAGGATCTCGGCGATAGATTCGGCTTGCACTGGAGGAGAAGAAGAGCTGTAATACTGAACAGCATAAAGCACAATACCACATAACAATAAGGCGGATATAACTACAACCAATATATTGCGCTGTTTCATTACTACTTATCTTGTACACAATAAGATTAGAATATTTTTTAGAAATTACAAGCCCCACAAGCACTTGTGTCGTATGAGTATGTGAGAACCCTTACGCTTTTAAAGTTTGGGAATGCAGGGTTTGCTATGAGATGGGTATTTTCCCTGTCGTTTCCAGTGGAATTGCCCGATTTACTCATAACTTGTATAACACTGCCGAAAAAGTCCTGGGAGCACATAAGAACAAGTCCTGATGATGGAAGAGCTGTCAATTGGGCTACCTTGTCTAATACCTTTCTAGCTTGTTTGGAGCTAAGAGAAGAATTCCCATTGTACCCAAATGCACCATTATACGACACGGTTACGCTATTCTTTTTGAACGACTTCAATAAAGCGACAACTGCATCATCGACCGCATCTCCGGTATTGACAGGTTTCACACTTGATAAGCGTCCGGGGAGACAGCCATTGTACACACATATACTACTACTGGAAGGAGGAGCCGGTGGGGTTGGTGTTGGTGTCGGTGTTGGTGTCGGTGTTGGCGTGGAACCGTCACAAGAGTATGGGTTACCAGTTCTGTATTCGCACTTGTTATCCGCCGCCCATTGACACCAGTCGTTATTCTCCCAACACATGGCTTTGTCGGTTATTGATGTGCACTTCTTGCATGGTTCGCTATGTTCTCTGGCCTTACACTGATTTTCTCCGCCCTTCCACATACACAAGTCGTCGCGCCTACAAGATCCTGTGCCATGACTACTGCAATCATGTGATGGTGGCGTCGGTGTTGGTGTCGGCGTGGGTGTTGGTGTCGGCGTGGGTGTTGGTGTCGGCGTGGGTGTTGGTGTCGGCGTGGGTGTTGGTGTCGGCGTGGGTGTGGGTGGAGCGGGATAACCAGCTTGGGGTGCAGGTATTCTCAGTGTGCACCTCTTGTTCGCAAGCATACACCAGTCGCCGTGTTCGTTACATCTTGATTTGTCTATAAGAGTACAGTCTTTATAATCACCCAGTACCCGATTCAGGCAAATACCCTTACTGACGTCCTGATTGGGCTCGACATACCACATACACTCACTTTCTTGCCTGCATTCCAACCTATTAAAGATTTGGCTTTCTTTTAAGTTGTGGTACCGGCATGGATTGGGAGGTGGTGCAGGGATCGGTGGCGTCGGCGTGGGTGGTGGCGTCGGCGTGGGAGTAGGGGGGGGCGGAGTTGGTGGTGGTGGGTCTACTATCGGGTCACGTGTAGTGCACAGTCCGTCTTTAATTTCACAGAAATCGTTTCTGTGGTTACATCCATGATGATCATTCACTATTGATTCACACCCCCCTGGTATAGGAGCACCATAGGTTCTGTTATTACATGTACCTCTACCAGGGTTTGTTCCACTGTATACCCACATACATGTCCGTTCATTCCAGCACTTCTTCCTGTCTACTTTCTGATTATGATATTTGCATATGTCTGGTACTGTTGGGGGCGCCGGGCCTGGCGGGACAGGCGTTGGGGCTGGCGGCACAGGCGTTGGGGCTGGCGGGACAGGCGTGGGTGTCGGTGTGGGTGTCGGCGTGGGCGTCGGAGGTGTCTCGCCAGGAGTGGGAGGTGTCTCACCAGGAGTGGGGGCATCAGTGGATTCTCCATTCCATATATAACTGATTTCCTTCTTGATATTGTCCACAGTTACACCATAATTGTCTAGCTCCGGGTCAAAAACCAACAAAACAACTAAGACTATAACAAAGACAACAAGAATAAAAAATTTGATCAACCTATCTTTTGTAACGGCTTTCATGTTCTTTGTTGCTCTTTAATTGACATATAAAAAATTTGACGTATTGGTATGACCTGAATTACATAATTTCAAGCTTCAGACTGTTAACAGCCCCCGTAGTCCCGTAATAGCTCACCATTGACAATTCGTGGATGCGCTTCATAAAAGCTTTCTTTGCTGCGGCTTTGTCCTTGTTGACGAAGAAATTCCATGCAATAAAGTCATTGTTCTTTTCAATTGCCACCGCCCATTTCCCATCAATTTGCGTAAAACGCAACCTGAATTTCTCGGTGTGGCTTTTTCCGTGTTTAGGGGGCGAGACGTCACGTAACGTCTGTTTAATACCACCTCCTTCTAGGACCAGAGTACCCTTGTAGAAGTAAATACCAATACCGAATGAATCGAAATTTTTCCTCCACGAAAGACCACCAGCCCCATTAAAGTCCGTACCATTAGGTAGTGTCATTTCCACCTGTACATATTTATCCACGTCCTTAAGATCCTTGGCCTCAATCACACTAGTAGCAACTTTACGTAATGGGGGAGGAGTGGTGGGAGGGGGGGTGGGGGTTGGTATGATTTCCCCATCGGATGGGACATTCGGCGATGTATCACCAGGGGTGGTCCCGGGGGTGGTCCCGGGGGTGGTCCCGGGATTAGGGGTTGGCTTAAAGAAATGCCAAATCAAGTATCCCACCACAAGTGTGATTAAACACACCATAGCAATTTTCAAGTTCGGTGGGAGTGCAGTAACACGTTGCATAAGAGTGGGAGTTGGAGAACGATTGTTTTGTGTCATTTTCAGTGCCATTTTTGGATAATTGTCATATTACACATAAACTATATTTTTTAACACGCCGGGGCTTCTGTAAGTTTGAGACCACAATGTCTGCCCCCGCTTCTCTTGTATTCCGAACAACTATATACACCTATGTCACCCCCGACCTTTAAGAGGTGATTCTGCAACCTAAAGAATTCCGGACCATGTGCGTGGTCTCCGTCCCCTCTCCATTTGGGGTCCGCAGAATGGGCAAGTTCATGGGACATTACTCTAAACAAGGTATTATCCGAATTCCACTCTTTGGGGTCGTATTTGCTTCTTAAACATACTTCCAGTAACATGCCTTTGTCCGAATTGCTACCCACCGTCTTGTCGTTCGGGGAATTATACTCCGCGACAGGAAGGGGTTTGTTGTAATGCTTTTTGACCAACATTCTCATATTAGAGGTTATGTCCGTCCCGTCTTCAGAATACACCTTTTTACCACCATCAAGACTTTCATCGACAGTCTGTAATAAATACTGTACACGCCTATTGAGTTCGGAGAGTTTATTGGCGGCTTGTTCCTTGTCACCCAGAACAGCCGAAACATAATAATATTTGTAATCCTTTGACGAGCGCTGTTTTACCACCTTGTCTTTCCCGGTGGAATCAGGTTCATCAGAGGCGAGCAGCACCTTCTCTCCGTTATTTACACCCACTTCCCCCAGTGTAACTGCTTCATTCGTCCCATCTTTCTGGTTCTCGGTTTCAACCACCTTAAACCCCACATCGTCACTTATATTCTCAACCGCATCCGCGGTGATTTCGGTTGGAAGAGTGCATCGGTATAAAATAAGGGTAATGACCACAAAGGCCACTACATAAATAATGGTATTATCTTGCGACTTTCCATGTGATCGTCCTTGAACAACCATATAGAATCAAAATAGTCTGTCGATTTTCTACAATATACCTGAAGATAAAAACACACGGGCAGATAAAAACACAGTGCAATGGATTACGAGGACGAAGTAGCGTCAGAGATCACAGACACCCCCCCAACACCGTCCGAACTTTCGTTCCAGGATGCATATAATATGTCCATGGACCCACAAAGACGCCTCACTCTTGCGTTTTCGTTGACTGTATTACAAGGAATACCATTCGAACTATCCCTTGTCGTGATTAATATGCTACGATTCAGTGGGGGGGACGAGAACTGGTTAATTCTTGCCCTTAGTTCCAATGCAATCACTACTGGTACTAGATTTTAGAATATTGCTATTTTCTAACAATTTTACACAATCGTGACGTTCAGCGACAATACAATTAGGACAACAATACTTCTTGCAACGACACACCCTAAAAACTGAAGACAATTTTTTCTTACACCAATGGCACTGCACCTTTGAACTTGATTCTGTCATAGACTCTCTTATATTACACTCAGATTAAAAAACACTTATTGTTTTTCACTTCCTAAAGTACCACGGGATAATGCAAAAAGAAGGTGTAGTTGTGGTGGTGATGCTGGCCACACTGGCATTGGCGACATTTGTGGTATTCCATAACAAGGACAGAGTTTTGGAAAGGGGTGACAGAAAACAACCACAAAAGCGCAGGTATGCGGGGGGTGCCGTGCTCAAACCAGCACCAGAGGGGGATGACGAGGGGTATACCGGTCCAGTGTTAAGAAAACGCAAAAAGAGATCGGTTACATTCCAGGAACCGATAAAGACACCCGAAAGAATCACAAGGTCATCCAGTAAAACATTCTCTATAATGCCTAATTCTGGTGGAGGGGATTGTTTATTTTTGTGTTATGAAATGGCTATAAAGTCATTAAACGTGTCCACAAGCGTAGAAGAGCTCAGAAGCATCGTAGCAGAGAGTGTGGGAGAAGATCAGTTCTCGGTGCTGAAAATCATATACGACGAGGCCGCGAGAGAGAATGAATACACGGTCTTACAAGACTACAACTTCATGCGGGGCGTGGAAACACTGGAAGATTTAAGAAGGAACATGAAAACAAGAGAATACTGGGGGGACGAAATGGCCATACGCGCTTTAGAAGAGGCTAGTGGTATATCCTTGTGCGTTGTAACCAAGGACCAGTCAAACAAAACCATAATCGCGGATAAGATGGACGCCGACCAGACAGTTGATTCCAAGCGGCACTTAATAGTCCTACTCGAGAACTCGCATTACCAAGTAATCAAATACAAAAACGATATAGTACTGGACTGGGAAGAACTACAAGAAGCAAAGACACGCTTGGTCTCAATCGGGGGAGAAGCGGGAGTCGCATAAAAATAAATATATGCTGTAGCTATAAGAATACAAGTTAATGGCAACTAAAAACCTATCTCCTGTGCTTGATGCGATCGCATTGAGAACTAAAATATTCCACGAGAAAATGGGTTGGTGGTCAACCTTACTACACCCTGGTCTTATGTTCATACTCATGGTATTCTCATTCGCCGGTCTTTTCGTCACCGACTCATACGGTGTCGCAGTGTTTGCAACCATTATCGGTGCCGGTGCTTTCTTTTTTCAGGTAGTGGGGAGTGTTAAACACATCCGGGGCGTGTAATTTGCTTGGGATGTCAAACATAAACTCCCTAAATCGGTTTATTTTTAGTTCCTCTGTAACTCTTTCCTCCCTCATGGTTCTTCTGTTATTACGAATTTCTCTGACCGTTTTCTCTCTGTGGCATACCAAGCAGAGAGCCTGTAGGTTCTCTATAGAGTCGTCTTGATTGATGCAATGCATTTCAATATGGTCTATGTCGAACAATGGAATCCCATCTTTTGTACGACGGAGAGTTTGAAGGCATTTGTTACAAACATTCTTCTGTCTTTTTACAACCTCTGATCTCAAACTCTGACTCAAACTTCTACGCATGATTCTTTCAAGTAGAAATTATAAAAAAGAACAAAGAATATTCTAAATAAAGACGTTTAATGTTTAATACAAAAAGAAAGTATGGGGTCATTTATCTTGGTTGAAGAGTGGTCAGACCCTTAACACACAATGGCACCACCACGAAAAAACCCCACCAATGAGGCAGAGCGTATCAAGCTTGAACGGAAACGCGAGCAAAGCAAAAGAAGGTACGAAAAGAAGAAGGTAGACATACTTGCAAGAAATAGACTATCACACGAAAAGAACAAGACCGAATGGAACAAATCCAAAGCCCTCAAACAGAAAGAGGTTCGACAAGAAATAAAGATCAAGAAGGGGGGATACGAGGTGGTTGTCCCGTATATAAACATCACGATTGAAGCATTGGGTGGGCATTTCTCTGGAGACGGATGTTGTCTAAGTGACAGTCGCTGTCTTGGTGTGTTTACAATGGACAGGGACACAGCAATGGCATATGAAGGATTGTTAGGGGGGTCGGCAAAGAAACAAGCTAAAGGCTTTTACTGGAGAACAAACGCGTCCGTATTCGACAGCGCGTGCCAAAAACTTGCCCCGTACGCGTGGACGAAGACAGAACAGCTTATAGAAGCTATAAAACAGAACAGAAACAATGCACATATCAAAGAGATGAAGTTACTTGATTCCGTGCACCCAGAAATGTACAATGGGATGGACGATGAGACGTTTGACAAGGTGATCGCCGGTTTCTTCACTGCTGATGGACATTGCACCAATCGCCACGCCAACCTACGCGCGTATGTGGTGTTTGGACAAAAACTACCCGGTATACTACATTGTATTGCCTCGAGGTATCCTGGTGCATCGGCTATAAACCCGTACAACCCTACCGCGAATGGGAACAAGGTCGGGCAGGATGGGATACCATATATTGCATACCAACTCACATTTAGTGGTGAAAATGCGGTTCATCTACTGGAACGCATTTACCCGTGGATAATGTCGGAAAGAGTAAAAAAGAGTGTAAAGAAGACTATTGAATTGCACAAAAAGAACGAATAATAAAAGAAAACTTTTTTGTTTTTTTAAAAATGGATGTGCACAACCAAAATGCAAGCAATTTAGTTGGCATATTTTTCGAATGAACCGCTCGTTTCCGAGTATTTAAACGCCTGTTCTAGACAAGCCGGACTAGACTGTTCCTTAAGGGATCATTGGGTTTGTCAAACCCTCACCCCCATATCTTCGCAGTCGTTACCGCGGAACCATAGATTAATGACAAAATCCGTAGGTTCTCGCATCGAGATTGCCCAATCCCTGGATAGAATAAGAGAAGTAGCGTTACCACTGTTCGTCACCAGCTCTTTCGAACTGGGACTCTATTCCAGGGCTCTAAGGGGTTTCCTCGAACCAGATATGTGTGGCCAAACGTTTGAATGTTTAACCGGCGGAATGTATACAAACTGATCTTACGACTAATTTGCATAGCGTTTCGCCATCATGCCGCCCTGCACCCGCACGACGTTGAAATTTTCTGCGATAACAGTTACATCAGCCTCTCCGAATGCGTTACCATCAGCGTCAAGGGTAGGCATGGTAAACTCAAGAGTGGTGTTATCAATACGACTCAAGTTAGCACTGCCACTTGGCCACCACGAGAGCGGGTACTGAGCGAACGAGTACATGTACATGTTCTTGCGCGGGGTGCGGTTGAAGTACTCACTCGAGGTAAGAGTACGCCAGTACAATGGGCCACGAGCGCGCTCACGCTCACTGCCGTTGAACTTGATAACAGCGGAGGTGATGGTGTCATCGCCCTTGCCGCTGGTACGCTCGAAGTTAAAGTAGTCAAGAGCCGTAACGTTCGACTTCTTCTGCACAACCCACATAACGGTGGTCACGGGGTGGTTGAACACTACCTGAGCCGACACGCGCGAGGCCGAACTGGCCTTGGTGTGGAAGTCGGACACCTGGATGTTCTTGATAAGGTACTCGTGTGCGTTGGAAGCGAACAATCGGCGCTCCATTGAATCGAGGTATACGAAGTTAGCCATCAAGTTACCCGAGGCGATCTCACCAAGGTGGGAAGCATCAAGGGTCTTGTTAGCAGCGTTCGTGTACACAAGAAGCTCTGCCTTGGAGCGGAGCTGGAACTTAACACGGATGTCGTGGTACTGCAGAGCAATAACCGGAAGAGCCTGACTGCGGCTCTTGCTGAAGTAAAAGGGGAGCTTTACATATAGCTGGATAACCTGGTTTCCATCCTTGTCAAGGGTGTTACCGTTGGAAGTCCAGTTGGTAAGCTCCTGAGCGGAGTTACCACGAAGAACGAGCTCGTTGACGTCACGGTTGACATCACTCTCGACCTCCCACTTAAGCTCCATATGGAGGCCTGTGGTGCGGTCGATCTCGTTATTCCCGACCTCGAGCGAGGTGGACTTAATCATTGCATGTCCCAGCGTATTCGTAAAATACACACTATCAGCACCAGGCGTCGCAAGACGAGCGGTATTGACGTTCATGACGAGCCAGAGCTCACTCATAAGGTCACCATTGCGGCTGAGTTGGGTAGTGAATTCCTTGTCCCATGCGAGGGAAGGAACCGACTGGTCGATACTCTCAATAGCGTAGTTCGAAACGCGTTTGTATACGCGCTTGAAAAACGAAGTTTCGGGCGAAATGGACAGATGGCCATCCTGCCGGGGGCCTTCCCAGTCTTTCGAACTGGGACCGGACTGTATCTTAACCAATCATCGAGTTGCTACACTCTCATGGCCATACCCGTGGCAATTACATATCTCTGTCCATAATATGTAACTACACGCAGTCTCTGAAGGGCCGGTATGGATCATAATAGCTTGATCTTTAACCAGTCACACTGCGGATCATCCAATCCTGTAAAATTGTTACCAGTGGGAACAGTTATTAGCTGTGTTCTCGCACCATGGGTTTCCCCATGCGATGGTATTTACAGGCTCTAAGGAGTTTCCCGCTACAAGGTATGTTTTAGCATGGGCTTATGAACCCACACTGGCGCACTAGTTTACGCCCTTAGAAGCAAGTTGTTGAAGAGTCATCCAGGGGTATGGGTAACCCCTGAAATGTATACCGCCCCTCTCGGGGTATTTCGTCTGCTAAGACCGGATTGGACTATAACTTATGGGTTCACCGGGGCGCTACCCCCTCCCCCACACACCCGTAAAGTCTCTACCGCCGCTCCATAGGTTCTTAGCTTAACCCGTAGGAACTGACATCGGGATCATCTATTTCATTGCTTACTTACCAAAGCAAATCATATCCTAAACAGTGTATGGGAACAGGTGTTACCTGTGTTCGTGCTTGCCAGTTTCCTGGGGCACACCGAATAGAACCTTTAAGACCTCCCCCGAAGTAGGTGTGTGTTAGCAAGGCATTTGCTTACCTCACCACGGCACTCTTTTACCGTTAGACATGTTTTAGTTTTGTGTGTTTTTCGCTCGTACTATACATTTAGATAAAAATTTTCAAAATGATTTTAAACATGTTTTAGAATTTCAAGATATATATCGCATATTACTATAAATCAAAAAAAAACGAAACTATTTTCTATTTGTATTATAGGAAGAGATAGTCAGTCGGTATGGACGCGTACAATAGATATTATCCGTCTGATTACCAGTATTCCAGTTATGGACTCCCGGGAGGAATGGGGTCGAGGCGGCCACCAACCCAACCACCACCATACCCATCGTATCAGGTTCCGAACATGATCCAGGGACCATACGTCGAAGAGGTCATAGTCGAAAGGCCTCTGAACAAAACCCTTTCAAAACCAGCGTCGAAGAAGGGGGTTGGTGAATTAGATATTTTTTGGCTAGTGTCAGAGCCCGTAAACATCATCCCGGTCGCTTCGATCTTCACACTTTTTATTTTGTTCTATTTTTTAGACACGGAAACATACGATATCGAGGATGAGGTTCCAGACCCAGACGACACACCCAACACAAGTCCAGGAGAACACGGGATTAAGGACGATCCTGATGTATCGGATATGTACGTCCCCAATGGACCACTGGAAATCACCGTTCCTTCACTACACGACAATGGAAGTAACAACGATGGACCAGTAAGCGACAATAAGACAATTTCAGTAGATTCTGTTACTGGAAGAATTAAATATACTATTGGGGCACTGAGTACGCAAATGATATGGGATTGGATCACGGGTGTGGCGCACAGGGCGATCCCGCCCGCTACATCCGCCCAGAAGATTCGAAACAGGAATGATATGATGAAGATAACACACAAGGACGCGGTGGCACTTCTACATGATATGGCTATTACAGACCACGCTGATCTCTGGGCCCTGATTTCCGCCCCGTGTTCCAGTACAAAACGCACGTTCATCTCACCCCAGGAATGCGCTGAAACCAGAGATGGTCTTAGAATACTGGCCTGGAGGTTCTTTTCGGTGAAGAGAGCGCCATTCGCGTACCCTGTACGCACACTGCGTTTAAAAATACGGGATGCATCGGAATGGGTGCTACTGGGAGGGGAAGAAGACGAGGATGATTCCAGGTACACAACCACTCGCTATTACCTGGGAGCAACCAATTACATCGAATCACTGAACCCCGCGCTTCTGGGACAAGAGATTAAATAGACTAAAATAAGACTATATCTATCCCATCGTAAGAAACGAGGGGACGTTAGTGTTAAACATACTTGTTTGTCCCAGGCCAAGTGCCTGCGATTCCTGTCCTACGCTATGGACCTTGAATTGATCCATCCTGGGCGCGAAATCTTTGTCATCGCCAATTGCCATGCCTACAATCTGTCGTTGAGAATAACCGGTCCCAGAGGGGATAGACGCAACACCCTTTAGTTCTCTCTTCATACTATTGTACTCGAGTCCCTGTGAGTTGGGGGTACCATCGTATGTGATCTCGGTGAGATCAACCGGGGGCTTTTCGCTCTTGACAACTGCAGCTCCGGGATCACGGGCGAAATGCATATTCGTCTTGTACGGGACCGCCCTCTGGTTCTCGATGTCAGTCTTGGTAGTTGTTTTCGTCTTGATATACCCGTCAAACCACCCGCTGTAGATAGCTACACCAACAAAAAGTAGGTACGCGACGGCAAGACCGTAAATGTAGTTTGCATGCACCATATCGGTTTGTTTTACAATATACGGTTCTGGTACACTTTCCACCCTGAAAGAATTGGGGGGGCGTGTCTGTACCATGTTTTATCGTTTTCTATATTCTTACGAAAGATTTTTATTTAAACAGATTGCGCATTGCCGCACCCTCTCCAGCCGCCCCCCTTCCCATAATTCTCGCTGCCTTCATTTGAGCCCTGCTCATTTCCGCTTTTCTCTTTGCCCTCCTTTGAGCCCTGCTCATTTTGCCCACTTCTCCTTTTACTTCTCGCACAATTTCCCTCTCTACCTTTTCTCTTTGTCCACTAGACGTAGAAGTGTAGATAGCCAAGAGAAAACCGAAGAATATCATACACCCTCCCATCACTTTCATGCCCACTACTCCAGCCTCGTCATTAATGTTGTAATCGGTATCCCCAGGGGGGGGGTCGGTCGGTGGCGGCGTGTTTCCAGTCGGTGGCGGCGTGTTTCCGGTCGGTGGCGGCGTGTTTCCGATCGGTGTGTTTCCGGAAGTGTCCCCATTATCGAAAGTACCGGCCGCGTACATACCACCAAGCACACCACATCCTACAAGGAGAACCAGGATTATGAATTTGTTAACCCATTGGTGGTTAGATTTCTCCTCCTTTTCCCTCGAGTCGTCCGCTTTCTTTTGGGCATCCGGGTCTGGTTTCACAGAAGCATCCCATTTCTTGTCACTATCACTCTTATCCGCACCACCTGTCGTCTGGTCTTGCGGGCCCGCACCATCCGTCGGTGACGTCGGCGTAGTCTGTACACCGCCATCGCTACTAGGAAGCTCATGGATTACCGGAGAAGAGAGATCGTTTTGTACGTGTGTCGGTTCACCGGTATTATTGTTTATAAATACCCGGATGTTGGAACCGTCCGGCTTTTGTCTGATTTGAGAAGAATGCGAAAAATTTTGTTTCTTTGACTTCTTTGTTCCCTTTTTAGCCATAACTTGTTATATAACTTGTTCTATACGAAGAACAGAGAATTTTTTTTTCATATTAAATAAACGTGTTTATTTTTGTTCCTTGTGAAATAAAAAAGCATCGCGCAGTCCCCCATCCCTACCCCAAATGACGGAATTTATAGAAGACCCCATTGTTGTCGCGAAGGACGCCATACAAGCAACATGCAGTATCATGAACGCAAAGGATGCCAAGCTCCTTAGAGACATCGATTCTGGGAAGAAGAAGGGGTTCTTTTTCAAGACAAGCGATGTTGCGGCAGTATGCGACCTAATGTACGGTTTCAGGGATCTAGTGAACGAAATATGCCTTGTTGTAACTAAACAGGGGATCAAGATAGGGGAGTCGGCGTGTGCGGACAATCTGTTTCTGTTCGCAAACTTCCCGTCGAAGCATTTTACCCATTTCTGTTGTAATCCGCATACCAAAGAAGGATCAGATGGGAAGAAGAAGGGCGAGGGTGGGTGGGAAGACGAAGAGGACGAAGACAAGATCGTTATTGGACTCGAACCACGAAAAGTGCACAGTCTTCTCGGAAACAACCAACAACGCGATACAATGGTGTGGCTCTACGACGAGAATAAACCATACAACCTTACAATCCTTCGTTACCCACACGAGAATGGAAGGAGCGAGAACAGGTACGAGCTGAAGCTTCTACGTCTTACGGAGACGGGGTTCAGAGCCCCACGAGAGACAATCGACTACATGCTCGTCCTCAACTCGGCAACGATGACCAAGATAGTCAACGGTCTTACGTCATTTTCACACGAATTTGACGACGATTGGGTCACTATAGAATGTAGCCAGGACAAGGTACAGTTTAGCATGACGAATGGGTGCCTTATCTCGCATGCTATCTTTACTCTTGTAACGAAATCAGGGGACTCGGAGCCCGTTAAGTTCAGGCGGTCTCGTACAAAAGACGTGCAAAACACAAGCGATGACGATTTTGATATTGGTGTGGAAGAGCCCGTGATTAGCAGAAAATACAGGCTTGTTCACCTCAATCAGTTGCTCAAGTGCTTTTCGATCACCAGAAATGGTATTCTGTTGTACATTTTCAAGGACTACCCAATCATCTTCGAGATCAAGATCGGGGGGCTGGGGGAACTCAGAGCAGCACTTCTGTTCAAGACAGAAGACGAAGAAGGCGGAGATGACGGAGATAAAATGAAAAACTAATAACAAAATCACGATATATTTCATATTCTCCCACCCACCCCTTAAATATGTGGATTTTTTGATGTGCATACATGTATGTATGTATGCATGTCATGCATGTCATGTGTGTATGCATTAATAGGGGAGCATCAAAATCGTATCAAAAAAATGAAATTCTCCGAAATATTCGCCCACCCACCGCTGTGTTTTTTTGATGTGTGATTCCGTCCCTTATAATTTTGTATCAAAAATGCATTTTGGGACGAATTTTAAACATGTTTATTTTTTACCAAAGAAAGCCCTTTTTTAAAATCTTCTCTGGATCTTTTCTTAGACCCCTTTCTCCGGCATATTTGTAAGACTGGTAGGATGCTAAATAAACTCCCACCCGCTGTACTAGGTGACATACTTTCCAGGTATTGGCTCCCAAATCATAACTCACTCCCGGAACTGTTAAACATTGTTCTAGTATCAAAAAACTTTTATGTAGTGGTCTTGGGGTTACTCCGCTCCGATCACACTGTACGATCTAAAGTCTCGCCATTCTTTACTCGTTTTCTTCTGAGGCTCGTCGCCGTGTGTGTGTCCAGGGATTGTCGCGGTCATCCTCTCACGGACATGCTCGCAAACTCACTGATGTCGTCGAACCCGTATTTTTCGTTACGCTGGCTACTTTACGACCCGCTTCCGTCTATGTACCTGGACAAAGAGCGAGTATACTTTAATGGTCTGTACACTTCCCCCCTCCCTTTGAAATACTATTGGTCTGTACAGGCTGTTCGCACGAGGGCGAAAAAGGTATTCCCATACCAAGAAGGGGCTGGGAATACTGTAAAATACATCAAACAACAGCTCATGCGCAAGAGTTCACGTATGGGGAGAATATTGAACTCGTGGTACTACAACCGGTGGTTCGATAGGGCAATCGCAGACATGCTGAGACCGCATTGTTCGTTTTGTTTCAAATCTATTTCCGGTTTAAAACTTCCTGACATGTACTGCACGATATGCAGAACAAGCGATACTTACACTCATCCACCAATTAATAAACCTGGAGAACAGTTTGCGTGTGTAAATTACCTGGTACCTGTCTGCAAAGAATGTCTAGAAAACGAGGAGAAAGATAGATCTCTGCGATATCCCAGACATTGCCCTTTGTCGAACCAAAACTGTTTGTCATACAGAAACGGATGGCAGGGATGTCTCTGCGAATGTCATACGGAGGGTATGCAAGAATTTGAGTATATCGGATTCAAACGACGACGAATGTGTTGATACGTATAAAAAAATGTAACGATTTTTAATCCAAGTATAGGTTATGTAAGAAACAAAGTAAACGTATAACCAATACCAAGGGAGAATGGGGTTCATCAAATGCAATGGGTGTTTTCAAGGAAGCAGGGACAAGGTTGGAAGCCTTAACGAGTTGAAGTATTATTCGGTTTCGAGTAACTCCGAGGAATGTGGTAAGTCCTTTTATTGCTGCATCTCGTGTTACCGTGACCGCGTGTTTTTGGACTATGTTATGGGTGTTGCTGTTCATAGGGGGGTATATCCGGTTTTCCGTTCTGTCAGCGCGGCGCAAGCACAGAATGATCCCGGTCTGATGGATATCATCAATGAATTTTCCGAGAGGTACGACGAAATCACCGAACCGTCGATCAACCACTACTCTGTCGACAAGTATCAGGCGCGCATTGACGCAATGAAAAAAGAGAGGACACAAACGGTACCAAAAGGTAAGACTGTTGTCAAATGATTGTATTTATTGCAAGTCTATGGAGAGTAGTCTATGGAGAGTAGTCTATGGAGAGTTCGTTTTCGGCTGCGATAACCTCTTCCTCTTCTTGAAGACGGACCTCCCGGTTAGCAAGCTCTTCGGTGACAACCTCCGCATAGGAATTCATTTCCCATGGGACAAACTGGTTTTTCTTTTCAAGTTCCATCATGTCTTGGAGCGACATGGGTTCGGTGTCACATTCGATTTCTTCGACTATGCGTGGGGGTAGAACTTCCGGCAAGACGATCTCCAACGGAGGTGCTGGCTTGGGTTTTCTTGGTCGTGTAGTCTTTTTATCCTCTGTGAGTTCCAGGACGTGCTCGTCACCCTTGTTCTCTTGTTCGTTCCTAAAGTAGATGACTTCTTCCCAGAAGCGCTGCATAACCGGAAACACGTTGTCCCACCATATGTCCGATCGCACGACGGTGATAATGTCAAAAACCTCCGGTGTCCATGTGTTCTCGGGGACGTACTCTACGAAATCGCATATTGGAATATCAAGCTCGTGCATAAGACCCTGGATCTGGTAAGTGTAGATCTTCGGAACCGAGCCATTAGGTTTCCTACGGAACGGACACTTAACTTCGAGAAGGCGATTGTTAGCCGTAATCCCGTCCGGACTGCCTGCTAGAAACGATGTATCACACGCTTCACCCTTGTGTGTTGTTTTAATGCTTTCAAGTAAACCAAACTCTATCTGTTTTTCACCCGTTCTTTCTTCGTATATCTTTACCGCGATGTCTTCGTAGTAATTTCCGTGCTCTGTCGCTTCGTTGCCTTTAAAGGGAGGCCCAAGGCCGATCTTCTTACGAATAGCTGTCATTCGCGTGTCGTAAGGGTTGTCGCCGACCGCGCTCGCGATTGACGACGCCGTTAAGTGATTTCGGCGTTTTTCGTACCATTGTGGTGTTCTTTGTGGACAGCATTCTTCCTTGTCCTTGATTATCAGGTTGGCAACGTGTGGGTGTACTTTGATCTCGCCATGGCGAGGTACTTCCACTAGCGGCCAGTCAGACATATCGTGGACACTCCCAGGCTCCATTTTAGTTCTATTAGTTTCTATAACACTTCACTGTTAACTTGAGACACCCATAAAAAAACACGTTTATTTATTCAATCTTCGTCTTATTTTTTATTTCTAAACTCTGTGGTGTTTTACAGTAAGCCTGATGAGTGTCGTACATTGAACGGTAGGCCAATGACCGGAATGTGAGTATGTTTTGATTTTGAAAGATGCTTTGTAAGTATTGTGCGTATTACAAGCAGCACTAACAAAATGATGGCATAAAATATCAGGAGGGAGAAAAAATGTCCAACCTTGGGTTCCATGTATGTGGTTCTTAACCATGATAAAGTCGCAAACACAAGAACAATAATACAAAGGAGTGCTATTCTTGCAGGTAAGGAGAGCATTCTATTCGGTAACTACAAGAAGTAGATATTTTTTTAATATTTAAGGTCCCATTCTGTACAGTAGCGGGAGGTTTGTAGCACCAGCGTTCACACCAGTCGTATCATACGACATCTGGTTCTGTAGTTTCCTTTCGTTCTCCAGGTACTGTCTTTGTTCCCGCTCGGGATCTTTGCCCCCGATATCGCTGTACGCGAACTTGGCTTGTTTTTCTCGGTCTTCCATGTCCATTGCCGCCAGGGGGTTAGGGAATGTTCCTTGTGGTGCTTCAACACGGCCGAATACGGACTTATCACCGGTATCATTAGAACCGATGGGCTGTCTGAGGACGTTTGCATTGGCCCATACCTTGACACCTTCCTGTCTTGCGACACCCATACCCCGAGGAGCGATTCCTTCATAGACGACGCTTTCCATGACATCGACGTTCCTGGGAGCGCGCTGTAGCTTCATGCGCTGTCTGTCCTCTGTAACGACCTTCAATGGGTGCATCATAGTCTGCTGCGGCCGGAGCGCGCTTTCTTCGACGTCGGTGGACATCATCTTCGTAATACGAGACGGAGCAGGCTTATACAGACGTCTCGCTGCTTGGTCAGCATCCGGGAGACCGTAGTTACGGTTGTACTGATTGGGGTTTCCGATAGGGGTTCCACCGATTCCAAGCGCTTGTAAGTTATTCCAATCCCATGGGAAGTAGTTCGCGTACTCTGGCACTTCGTTAGGCTTCTGCCCCATGTTTTTAAGGCCATTCCTGGCACGGTCCATGAGATTATCGCGGTCCAGATTCAGATCGAATCCACGAGAGGTACGACCGAACAGTTTGCTGGGGTACGCGAGTCCTTGGAAGCCGTCTACTGTCTGGCCTCCTTGCGAGTCGGGTTTCCTGAACGTCTTACTGTTTCCTAGTCCATCTGCCAGTTTGAAGTCGATGGTACTACTCAGATCACGGTAAGTATCCGAACGGGTCGGAAGAAGGTTCGCGTTGGCATTGAGAATCGGCCCTCCTCCATTAACACCTGTCATGGGTGTCTGAAAACTGTTCAGGAATTCAATGTCACTCGCCTTGTTCATCATACCAGCCCCGGCTTTTGATCCCGGGTCAACACCAGTGCCCCCTGTACCAGTGAATAAGTACGAAAGCGCGGTCTGGCCATCTTGTGTAATCACCGCTTCAGAGTCCATTAAAGTCTATCTACGCTTATAAATAGATTTTTAATTGTGCACGAACAAAAATATATCTTAAGTATAATGCAAAGTGACAGTATGAAAAGGGTGCCTAAAAAGGATGAAAAACGATTAATCGATACTGAAACCAATGACGGTATTGTTGTATACCCGAGACGAAGTAACAACCTCGCTATAGGTCCTTTTGTTATTGTGTTGGTAGTTGGCGCGGTGCTTATCGGTCTCTGGCAACAAGGTAAAATAGACGGTACTAGCCCTGGTACCACACCTGGGACTACCCCTGGTACTACCCCTGGTACTACCCCTGGTACCACCCCTGGGACTACCCCTGGTACCACACCCGGGACTACTCCCACGCCAACTCCCACACCAACTCCCACACCCACTCCTACTCCCACCCCTGAACCCGAACCACCGACTGATGGACCGTGTAAACATGCGGGTATGCCGGTCCAACGACACACGTGCTGGGATGACCTGGATTGTATGTGGACATACACTGGTAACGAGTCTGGGAAGGGTGAGTGCAAACACCGTGTAGTAGGAGAGCCAGTGGATTGTAGTTCATTTAGTAGTTTACACGCCTGTAATCGGAATAACGATCAGTGTCAATATAAAGATGGCAAGTGTACAACGCGCGAATTCAACGAAGAAACGCCCACGCCGACACCCACTCCCACTCCGACACCCACTCCGACACCCACTCCCACACCCGGGACGACTCCAGGGACCGAGGACGATGATAGTATAATGGATAAACTTGAGCGGTTTGGGTGGGGGAAGGTCGTAGGGATTGGCTTGGGGGTGGTTTTTGTACTGGGGGGTGCATGGTTCGCCTGGAAGAGATACAAAAGGAATAAACTTATTCGTACTACCCCGGTGATATTTGAAGGCGAACCTAAAATAAATATGAGTAGTAGGCTATTACAACAGATAGCTGATGTAGCCGCTTCAACTCCTCTGGTCTTTGAAAAGGGGTTGAAAGAGGAGCTCGAGAGGGTTGCCAGATCAGCAGCGGAGAAGGTTGACGCAAATGAAGAGGAAGTCCAGGGGTTTGTAAAGAGTGTTATTGAGAACCCTACAATTGCCTTTAAACCAGAACCTGGCAATCCTTCTATGAATTTAAGGGAAAAAGCCGTTCTTAATGCGAAATTAATACCAGTGAGTATTGACAGTATACTAAACCTGAAAGAATTCGGGGGTGAGGAGGGTTTAAGTCCTCTCGAGGATGAGATTAAGAACACTAAGGACATGTCTGCAAGTATAGGCCAAAACATGGAACGGAGAATGGACAAATGGTACAATGACATCGTGAGCTTGAGTGCTATTCTTAAAGAGAAAGCCGAAAAAATGGAAGAAGAAGAAGTGGGGGGGGGGATTGACATACTATACGAAGAATTGGCGAAAGTAGGGTTTAAGGTAGGGAAGGGAGGATTATATATGTATATGCATTAATTTATCTTGTTCTTGTCACCCTGTAAGCAAAAACTAGTAACACTAAGAAGGTTATCACCACCCCGTGTGTCCAGTCGTTCAGTCCGAAGTCCGTGTAAAGCTTTGAAGACCTCTCATTGGTGTTGTTGTACATCCTTTCTCCAGAACTGTGTCTATCCTCATCGAATGGGCACTCGAAGTCCTTAATTTTGGTTTCCAGTGTTCTCAGTACATTAACACAGTCTTCGTCTGCACACCCACCCCAGTGTTCACAATTGTCGGCGGAGTAGGTGGCTATTAAACGATTGGCGTTCGCGGTGACGTCAGAACACATGTTCCGTCTATATCTTGCCCATTCGTAATCTATATCCAATGAATCTTTTGCGAGGAAGCACTGTCCTTTAATCGAACAAGCGGTTCTTGTGTTTGTGTACTCGCATTCCTTCACTACGTCTTTAACAGTGGATTTGTTGGAAGAAAAGAAGACAACAATCGAAACCGCCCCCAGAACAATAAATAACGGGAGTTTTGTGGATGACCATAAGAGTAACATCCACATAGACGCATACACCAGTCCATTGACAAGTGTTATCGTGCCGAGCAACATCTTCACTAGTCCTTGTACTAAACATATAAAATAAATTACTTGGAAACAAAAATATCTGTTACATTGTGGTAAGAACTAAACATGGCTCTATCTTCGACGCAAAAGTATATTATTGGAGGTGTTTTGGTCGTAGTACTCGGGCTCGCCGCGGCACGGGCATCAGGAATGTTCGATTCTATGCATATCGCCGAAGACTGTGCCGCACTGAGTGGTAGTGTACCAGTTAAGACGGCCGACGTCGCCTCGCAAGAAGACGACCGTGTAGAATGTTACAAGGCCGCCAACTGCATCTACGACGATGCTACGGCTGTCTGCTCAAAAGCACCAAGCGTATCAAAAGATAATGTGAAAACAAGTGTCAAATACAACTGTTATTTGGGTGACACCGGGAACTGTCTGGAGTACAGCCATTGCCAGATTTTAGATGACGAATGTAGGCCCAAGTAAAAAAATAATATATACTTATCGTAGACAGCCAATTGTAATGGAGTTTGATACAAAAATTAAGACGGTCGCTAAACCCACAGAAAGTGAGCCCCAGGGCCCAGCATGTGCAATGGAAAACGACGTCAACATTATGGTGGTGTTTGGTCAATCCACTAGCACCGGTGCCCATTCTGTCCCAATTATCAGTACTGGTGACGCAAACAGGAACATTACGTTCTCGGGTGGCCCAAGGGATCCCAGCCAGGATTATATGTGTCTGAGGGAAACCCCGTATGGACACAACGCCGGCGAGTCTCCTACGACCTCTTCCTTGCAGTATATGACACACCTTGCCGGCAAACAGGGCATGGACATTCGCCAGATGTTTGGTATTAACAACAGTTCGTCTGGTGCCTCGGCTGCGACAATGATCGACTATTGGTCCACCATCATGGAGCCCGCGTTGAAAAATGCACAGGCCATAGTGGATAATAACGAAAAATACGCAAGTGTCAAGTCGGTGTGCTTCATGCACGGCGAAGCAGATGTGAACAATGGGGATTACTACCATGACATTATTCGTTTGTACAACCTCATGGGTAAAAGTGTTAAGGACATTAACGGTCAAACAGACCATCCTAGGTGGTTCCTGTGGTGTAATTCCAATAACGCCTTCTTCGGGAGCCATGTCCAGGCCGCTTTCGTGGACCTCGCAGTTCGAAGACCGTATGCGTTCGACATGATTGGCCCCACGTACTTTCTTGGGAAAGCACAGGGCGAACCTTCACACCTTACAAACATTGGTTCGTATGTAGGAGGGCTCTATGCAGGGCGGTGTATGTTTCAGAGACTCGTGGAGAATAGGGAACCAGATTGGATCAAACCTTTGTTTACAAAAAGGCGAGGCACGTCCGTCATTATCCAGTATTCTGTGCCGAACCCCCCATTGAAACGCCAATCGCTTGATTATTTCGGTGTGCCCAATACCGGGAAAGTTGATTTCTTATACGAGGGGTACACGGTTAAATACTCGAATGTCGACGATGCACACAAAACCAAGTCGCTTGTGATAGAAAGTGTTATCGTCCACCCTACCTCCGTAGAACTCGTTATCCCAGGCCTTGATCCAACGAAGTCCATCTTTGTGGGGTACGCTTCTCGTGACCTAGAGAGCATGACGACTGATATCGGTTCGTGTCTCGCTGGAAACATCTGTGACAGTACGGACGAAACTTACACGCTCCCTTTTAAGATCGAAGGTCAGAATGAGTTCAAGACTGTGCCGCTCCAGCACTGGGTCCCCAACCATCACTCTATTGTAAACCAGGGTGAGGTCAATATCACGTTTGCTCCTGGTATCCAGGCAGAAGACGACCCAACCGAGGAAATACCACCGGAGGACAGGGAGGGGAATACTGTTATTCGGTACGGCGAGAAACCGGTCAGTAAAAAGGGTGGTCACTTCTCTACGTTCTTCACCGTCGTCTTGTTTATTCTGTCGCTAGGCCTTTACTACGCCGGAAAGAAGAAGGCGGCGATCGCGTTGGTGTTTGCAGCCTGTGCTTTTGCCACGATCTCATACATTCTTTATACAACTCCCAGGTTCTTCGATTATTCCGAAAAGAAGCCGCCGGTTGACGAACCTATTGATCCACAGGGGTGCTTCCAGTTGGGGGGAAACAGGAACGGGGACGACAAAAGCAAGTGGTTCTCTGGAGGTCGGGTGGATTGCATGAAGAAGAAGGGGTGCGAATACGACGAAGACAAGTTTACTTGTTACCCATCAGACCTTGGTGTCGCGCGCACGGATGCCCAGATCCCGGAAATCCATTGCCAGATACACACGAAGAGTATGTGCGAAAATGAAGTTTCCGATGTGTGTAAGTACAAGGAGGGTATGTGTGTTCCCAAGAACCCTGCTCCTGGAGACTACGAGTTCTGCAGATCGTTTACCGAGGACAAATGCAAACTCGACCCCGAGGCCGAACGAATGGGGTGCGCATGGGATGGGGTATGGTGCAGAACACACACGGAAATTCCAGATCCCGAAAAGGACGACGAAGAAGACAACGAAGAAGTGCAAAAACCAGACAAAGACGAAACGCCTGTTGACGAAGACCCGCCCACTGACGAGGATGAAGGACCCGTGGATGACGAAGACGACCCGTCCGAAGGCGGCGAAGACGATGGTATGTCTCCAGCAGAACGCGAAGTGCGCATGGTCGGCAAAAAGGTGCGATTTTCGATTGCCGCAAAACGCCTCGACCCTCTCAAACAACGAAAGGGTAAGTGTGAGAGCATGTCCGGGGATCGCAATGGAGACGATTCAGGTCTCCGTGATAAGTGTTATGGTACTACTGGGTGTAGCTACGACGACTCAACCTTCACTTGTTTCCAGGCCCCCAATAGTCTCCCACTCGAAAAAGAGTCTTACCCTAGCTACCATTGCCAGAAATACACGACACTGGTCGGGTGTGGAGACCAAACAGAAGGGGTATGCAAATGGGACAAAAAGAATCACATGTGTTCCCCTGTGGTCCCAGCTACTTCACAGGACCCCAATTCGTGTTCGTCGATGTCTGGCAATAAATTTACCAATCGGTCCGGAGGAAGAGTGAAATGTTTTCAGACGGACGGGTGTAACTACGACGACGAAAACTTCATGTGTTACCCAAAACCGGCATCCCCGGCGCTACCACGATCGTATATTAAGAAATACCATTGTCAGCGCATCAAGGAACGGGACGAATGTAACGGCCCCGATAGGATGCACTGGTGTTACTACAACAACGAACTAAAAACATGTCAACCACGATAAATCATTTATACATTCCTCTTCGATTATACCAATTTGTGTTGATTTAACCATTTTCTTATTATTACATGTTAGACAATTTTTTCCACAACCACATTACATAAAAATATAATTTAAGACTAGTGTGACATGAGTACTAAAATAGACAGTGACTCAGTGCACGTGTGTACCTTGTTCACCAAATTGGCTGTGACAAGCGTCAACGCCACCAACAACTATACATATACCGCCGCACAGTTAGTGGGAGGGGCGATATCCAGGGACCCTAGCGGGGGCAACAGAACAGACACGTCTCCCACTGCCGCCGACCTCGTCACAGAGGTAAAGAGCAAAAACTCCGCGGTGGAGACGGGGTCCGCATTCAAGTTCTTTCTGTACAATACTTCGTCGTCTTACACGGTGACCTTGCAAGGCGGAACTGGTGTCACTATACACGGGAATACCACCATCAACAGCGAAAAGGTGGTCGAGATAGAGGTGCTCATAAGCAACGCCACCACCTCGAGTGAATCGGTTGACATTTACGTATTAAGTAACGAATGACACAAGAAATATCTTTTTATCCTTTATATTATGCCCACGACCAATTTTGACGGGGACTCCTTGGCCACTACCCATATTTTTAAAAAACCAGAAGTGACAGTGATCAGTACCGCTGGCGACGTCGTGTACACCGCGACACAGGTAATCGGGGGTGTGATTACCAGAGACACGAACGGGGCCGAACGTACAGACACGATGCCCACCGCCGCGGTACTTGTGTCTAAAATGGTATCGTATAACACCGCTAGCGCTACCGACTCAGCCTTTAGAATTATCATAGACAATAACGGTTCACACGCACTGAATCTCGTCGGTGGTACCGGGGTCTCCATCTACGGCCACTCTCGTGTGGAGCCTGGCGGGGTTGTTGCCGCCAGGGCTATTGTCACAAGCTTTGTCGCGTCTAGTGAGGCGGTATCTCTGTACATTTTGTGTAATAAGCCTACCAACAGTACCAACAGTTCCGTTTCGTTGCGAAGCGTCGCGGATATCCTGGACGGTACGTACAAGAACCCTGCCGGATCAGGCACAACATGGTCAAACCAGACCCCCATCGTATTCCAGGCCAGTTCTTATCGGTACCACCTCGACGGAAAGGACAACAGTGATTACGATACCACGGACACTTCGAAGTCTAACCTGCATGTACTTTTTTCGGCCTCGGCCGGCCTGTTCTCGTCAAACGGGGACAAATTGCGCCTGCAGATAAATTGGCAGAATTGGGCCCAAGGGCGTCTACGCCTACGCTTTACGGACGCGAACTACTACGCGACCTCGGGGTACGCGGACTACGGAAACACTTTCGCCCTTTTATTGCTCAATGCTAACACGGCTAATGGGAGCATGACATTGAAATGGTTGCACCAGGACAGCTCGGGCACTACTGTACAAGACTCGGTTGACGTTGTGCTTGCCACGCGCACGGCCTTCAGCAACTCGGGTACCACTCCGGTACTCCTGGACATCGAACGAATAAGCGTAAATGAGCTCAAGGTGACATTGTTGGACAGCAACGGGGACGAGTTCTCAGGGCAAAGTACGGTAACATGCAACACCCCCAGTTCGATAGACACCAACTCGCACTCCATCGACGTTGACGGCGTTGACCACGTCCTCTTCGAGGAAATCAGCAATAGCAATATCGACGTTACGATGGAAAAGATGTAAAATTGGAAGAAATGGTTTTACCTTAGACTTTATTCTTCATAAGCTTCTCGACATGCTTAACGGCCTTGTCGATTATATTGGTTGCAAAGGAGTTCATGGCCTCCACATCTTTTGATTTACTATAGAAACATACTATAGATCCATCTTCAATTGTCCGTTGTTTTTGACTTTGGGGCTTGCTTGTTTTCGAAATCTCTTCTACGCTTCATTACTTCCATGTTGTTTGGTGTTTGGTGTTTGCTTGTTTCTCACAAAAAGTTTGCAGTTTAAAAACTTTTTTCGTGTTCCCAGAATCTAAACACTAAGATAAAAAAGAAGCGAAAGGTTTGGAAGAAGCACTCCTCCAAGTGGAACAAAAATCGTAATAAAACACAATAATTGCGTTATTTTTGGAATTCCGCTATGTGATCGTAATTCCTCACATCTTTCCACACCAGTTCGAGCCTTTTGCCGAGAACCTGTTCCGCGGCAGGGTATTTTATACGCGCACATGCCGCGCAATATACGTGCTCTTCGTCTTGAAAACTAGGCCACAGATGGATTATTTTCGTCTCCGCATAGAACCGGCGCTTGACCGATGTTTTGAGCCCGTGTACAAGGTACGCAAGGCATCTTGCACATGTGTGACATTTGTACTGGGTAAGTAGTGGGCAGCTTCTCTCACTCCTACTTCCTTGGCATTTTTCGACACAGTGTGGCCACTCCTGGAGGTTCTCGTCATTCCTATCAGGACCAGCCACAACATCAATGATCGGTATAGGTGCGCTTACACTATTAACAAGATGAGCAAAAGTCATTGTGGGTCTGCTTTTTATAGGCTATGCCGTTCTTAAACATGTTTATTTTAAGAATGTTCCTTGTTCTTTGTTCGTTTTATTTACATTTTTACAATATTTACAACCCGTCAGTCCCTTAATTCGGGATGAGTCGGAGTTTACAGTTTAAGCGCTACGGGCGCCAGAGGTCCGTTCCAGTATCCGTATCGTCGGTAAAGAAGGGCGGGAGTTTCCCGGACGCAGACTCAAACAGATATATCGGTGTAGTGATGGCCATCTTCGAAGAGTTCTTCCCGCATAACAAGGAATGGGAAGTCAGAACCGTTTTTCACGACAGTGGTAAATCCAGGAGGTGCACGTTCGAAAACATGTCTGGTGCCCAGCTCTTCTCGGCGCAGTGTATATCTACCGGGCATGTTTCCGGTATGAAAGGGTTTGGTATTTTTTCGCAGGGTGTGAAACTTTCGATGTGCGCTATCGACAAGGATACTGGTCATATAATGGTCACTATACTCGACGAACTGGACGGTATTCTTATTAGAGAACTTATGAGAATCTATGACTCTGGGGATATGGACTTCCTTGACCCACCAGTTAAACAGGACAAAAAGAAGTACAGAATCTAAAGAATTTTATTCCATATCACTATCTAATCCGCCATCGGAAAGGAATGGGGTATTTTCCCCTACCACTTCCCACTTCTCTCTCTCTGAAACATCTGATTCTACACTGAATGGTGTAGAAGACCTGGCTGGGGCATCGTCTTGGTACATCATAATTCCACCGTATAAAGGAGGGGGTATAATGTCACCGAAACAGTCGGTAAGCATGAAGTGTTGCTGAGGTTGTGGTATAGGCTGTACAACCACCTCAATCTTCTCTTCATTTTCATTTTCTTCCTTTTTCCTTTGTTTAAACTTCCATAGAAAATAAACAAAGACGCAAAACGAAAATGTTACGAGATTCTCACTAACTTGGGGTGTGTCTGGTGCCATCCCAGCTTTGGTTTGTTGCATCAGACTATCTATCTTGCCATACTTTAATCCGAGATTTTACTCGAGACGATTATCTGAAAAAACAAAACCTTCTGCTTTTTATGGAAACAACGGGTATACAGAGACGTGTATTTACATTATATACAATGGCTTCATTCAATACAGTAGATAAACTCGGTGACGAGAATCAGACCCCTTTAGTCAGTGGGATCTTTGTGGATCTTGGTGCTGAATTGTACAAGGACGAAGCTATCACCAAGGCTGTTCGTGCGTTTACCAATAGTAACGATGACCTGAAAAAGACTTTCCGCCCCCCATTCCTGGTAATGGACCTCGCGGCACCAGAAAATGTGCCAATTGAGGGGGAAGCATCCTACCCATCTTCTGACGCCGACGATTCGCTTGTGTCGGACGACTACGAGTTGAACCCGAACGTCAAACTTCTAGTTCCCGCTAAACAAGTAGTGGACATCTCCAATATCGGCGCTGGTACGGCACTGGGGGCGAACATGCGGATAAAGGTGAACCAGATGATCCCCGCATACCGTTGGTTTCAAGCTGCCAACCTCCTCCTGCAATACGAGGGGTTGAAGACACGTGTAGTGCCCTTTCCCCTGGACCATGACCAAGGTACGACTTATTACATGTTACCAGTTTCCCCGTCAGAATTTGAACTTTCACAGGAACTTCTTGACCATAGCGTCAACCAGTTGGGGCTACAAAAGGGTTTCGAAACCGCGGCAAAGTTCACCTACGAACTCCTCGGGAAACGCGGTATCACCGAACTCAATGAACAACAAGTAGACAAGCTATTGATCCATGTAATGCTTGGAAACAATGAAGGAGTTTGCCAGGGAGTGCTCTTCCACCGCGCTGCCAAGAGTGATTTTGAAGAGGTCAGGAAATCCCATTTCATATACTATTAAATAGAATTCATAGTAAATCATCATTCTGTAACCCGAAACGTTCTGCTAGTCGATCCAGTAATACCTCCAAGCTTGATGTCATCAATACGTCACCGTCATACGTCATTTGTATATTGCGTATCCCATGTATACTCTTCTTCAGTGCATTGGTGATTCGTTGTCCGTCAGAAACAGAACACATACTCTCTGCGGTATTGATAACGTCTTCGATGTGGTGGAGGGTTGCCCATCTGTCGGTACGGTTTGCCATACGGTATGCGATTGTCCAGTATCCTGGTGGTTGGATAACAAAATGGCCGGCAGCAGTCCATCCCAGTTTTTCACCGACACAAACTTTAGAGAGCACGCCGAGGTTGATTAGTGTTTTCTCCACAATCGATATCACTACGGCTCTGTTGTGGCTTTTCGATGTGTGTGTGATAATCGAGCTACGTGGCCTCATGTCGTTCAGGGTAGTTGACGTCACATTGTTTTTTTCATCGCCTTCCTCCTGTTTGGGTTTGAAATTAACAATCTTCATTGCTTTACTTCTAATTTAGAAAATTTGTTATTATACTTTACTCCTCTCGCTTATTATACTTTGCTCAGTGGTAGTTGTCTTCTGTTGTGCATCAATACCAAAATGATGATCATTGCCAGTCCAAGAGCGCCCATTGTGTAAGCAAAGTAGTCTGTCGTAAATCGCCTTCCTGTATTGCCAGGGGTGTTGCCGGGTCTGTTGCCGGGGTCTGTTGGCGGGGGTGTTCCCGGGGGTGTTCCAGGGG